TATTCGTGGAATCTCCCCACTTGTGTGATAAAAACACTGAATCAAAACACTTTTGGCGATAACCTTTATCCACTATTTTTTCTCCTCTGGTTGAATATAGCCTTCTTGTTTTTGTACTTGAACTAACTCATGATCTTTCGGTGTTAAATAGTTTGTAGCTCCATTTTTAACTACAAGTTTTAGCTTATTAGCTTCACGAGTTACTTTTGTACAGTTAATAAATGTTACTTTTTGAGGATAACCTGCTACATTACCTGTAACAACTACAGTATAAAAATCTGTAAGGTCTTCGTCTTGGTATGGCATTATTGATTCTCCTTAATTTTACGTTGCTGGATGCTAATACCTCGGTGAATAAAGTCACCAATTTTATTATGTCCTCGTAGGATTGCGTCTCCGTCAAAACCTGAAGGACGATGGTTTGTCAGGTTAGCTACTGTAGAGTTCTCTGCAATAAGCTGTACTGACTTCTGAACAACCTCTGTAGAGTCTTGTCCAAGGGATTTTAGAAAATGTACTAAACGATTAAACATATTTACTTCTCCTTTTCTCTAGTGTATAAGTATATTATCTCATAATAACGCTTTGTTGTAAATGGTTATTTTTAAATTATCTAAACTTTTTATTTCCTCCTTCACTAACTCGTAGAATTCTGTCACTCTCTTATTCCCTCTTCCATTCATAAAAGAAGATATAGATGTTCTACTTCTTCCTAGATACTCTGCTATATTGTTAATAGAATAACCTTTTAGTTCTAATAGTGCAATATTAGCTGCTTCATTTTCAGTAAACCATTTTACTTTATTACCTTTTCTTGAATTGTTAATCTTGCCAGAGCGTACTCCATGTTTTATATTCTCTGACGGGGTACACCACTCTAAATTACAAGCTCTGTTATCTTTATGATTACCATTAATATGATTAACCTGAGTCTTGTTTTTAGGGTCGTCATTGTAGCAAAAATGTTGTGCCACTAGTCTGTGTAAATAAAAACCTTTTTGTTTTTTATCTTTAAACAATATCTGCTTTAAATACTTAGATGTGTGTTTCGACGGTGACAGTATCATACTTTTCTTTAAAGATTTAACTTTACCTAAATTACTTACTTGATAAAGACATTCGAAATCTTCAACATCTTTCCATATATCTTTTTCATTAGTGGCAATCATAATAACTATCTCCAATCTTATATCCACCGTTAAGGTCAATAGAAAATTCTGGAGGAGATTCATTCGCAAAATGGTATGGATGCTTTTTATGATATAAAAATATCTGTTTGGCAGCCCATGTATAAGAGTTTTGCGCTAAGTCTCCTGCTATATCCTCATAACCTTTTGATATTTCTAGTAAATATTCGTCATGTACGTCTAGAACCTTTTTAATATGATCTGTTAACCCTAACTTTTTAACATCCTTAGCTAACTTAATTACAGCAAGTTTCTGCGCTAACGCTTCAAAACCTTGGTCAATAGTATTGAAACTTTTATGCGAACTATTATTCCATAACCAGTACCCGAAAGCTAAAGGTAGATAGAAACCTCCCCCATATTTATAAACACTCTCATAGTAACGCAATACCTCAATTACTGTATCCAGACCCATTTGTTCGAGGAATTTGTCTTTTGCTTTAGCTCCCTCCTTTTCAGAGATTCCTACAGTTTTACCTACTTTACTGCCACTTGCTCCGAAGATGATCGAAAAAGAGCCTCCTTTGCTTTTCTTCCTCTTTAAGCTTAGTTTTTCAATAAGTTCACTATTTTGTGTCCTTACCGCTTCTTTCCATTCCTCTTCTGTAACCATACCTAGCATACGGGTGTTGACACAGTGAGCAGTTTCTCCTACATACTTACCATCTTCATCAAACTCAATACCTGATGCGACATTGTTGTAATACTCCCAATTATTAGCGTAGTAAGCAGCGATAGACAACTGAGCAGACTTCATATCAATACCTAGAAAGACCTTACCTTCTTCTGGTATTAATAATTTTCTTATTTCTTTACCATACAAAGCAGACTCTGATGGAGCATTAACCCATATACGCTGTGCGCCTCTACCACTACGTGTAGCGAAGTTATTAACCCCCGCAGGTATCCTACCATCTTCTCTCACATAACTCAAGATTCCTTTATTCTCAGGGTCTTTAATGTTCTCTAAGAAATTACGTCTATGTTTGTATGTGTTATACTCTGCGATCTTCTTACCTAAACCTTCTGGCAGTTGTTCGTAATCATCATCTGTCAGCTTAGGACTTGTTACTAACAATTCCCCTTTCTTTACCACTTTAATGAGTTGGTTGTCAGGGTGTGCCTTTTTAGGCCATCTTAGCTCCATATCTTCTTCAGCTTTGATATAAGAACCATGTACATCTTTTTTAAGATTCCATTCATCAGCGTCTTTCCACCCAAGCTTAATCAAGAAACCTTTTACCACCTCATGTTGAGTAAGTTTTGACGGTTCTATCTTAATACGAGTGAACGCACCTGATACAATATCAGTATCTTCAGGGTTAAGGTCAAAATGGTTACAAGTATGGTCATTAAGAATATACTCATCCCACTCTTCCTTGTAAATATCCCACCCTTTAGTATTTCCATGTTTTCGTTTTATTACCTGAGTTACTTCGGATTTAGTATCGAATGCAGGTATTGTCCCTAATTTAGGATGTTTAGCCTTCCAACACTTATGAGGTATCTTCTTGGTATAGTTAATTGTAGGTTTATGGAAAGGTTTCTCTATTACAGATACTACCTCTCCATTTTGGTTTCTGTCTACATACTTCTCTTTAACTTTACTAGAATCAAAACCGAATAACTCTGACATCTCTTTACGACTTATCTTTTGCGTAGCTCCTTTGATTGTAGGAGGTAACTGTGGTTCGATTTCTGCCCGTAATGCTTCAAGTTTATTGTCAAGGTCTTTAATACACTCCTGCGCATGTTCTATATCGACCTTAACACCTGTCTTTTCTTGATTAAAGCATTCTATCGCATATTGCCCCTCTATATCGAGAGCTAACGCAAAGTCTATATCAAACTTATCCTTAAGTATAGACGCTTCTTTCTCTAGCATCAAGTATGTACTAGCCTGAATCTTACAGTCTTCAATTACACGATGCATCTTGAAAGCATCAATAGTTTTCCAATCTGTAACTTCTGGTTTATTTACCCCACACTTAATACCATAAGCTTTCAATCCGTGAGGACTTTTAGCCCCTTTAGGTGTTGGACGTTCAAACCATTGTACCTTACTCTGAACAAACGTATCATGGTAGTGTTTACGTTTTATTGCATTACTAGGCCATATTTTATCAACTACATGCTTATCATACCCATAAGCATTGTGTATGATGAGTTTACTCCCGTTATTTACCGCTTTCTCCCAAAAAGCAATACCTTCATCTAGTGTACCTTTACGAGGAGGGATAATATATGTTTTACCATCGTAAGGGTCTTTTACTTCCACATTGTCAAACTTAGGATGATTATGAAATAGAAGAACCTCTTCTGTCTCAATATCAATAGAGCAAAGACAATGGATATCACTCTTCTTATGTACATCGTCATAGAAACCTACAGCCTCTATATCAGAGGCTAGTAGTCTATTTTTATACTCCATTAATCTTCTCCTGTAAATGGATTATCATCATCTCCTTCCGAAGTATCTGGGTCAAAAGGTGGTTTATCTTCTTCAACCTCTTCTACTTTTTTAGAGTTTGGTTTAGTGAACTTCTTCTTACTGGTGTTAGGTGATGAAGTTTTGGTATCCCCCTCTTCAAAAGGTTCTCCAAAATGTTCTTCATAGTCATAACACTGTCTAGTATCAAAGTCGAAGTACCAATCACCTGCTTTACCTGTAATACCTTTACGACATTTAGGCATACGTACTCTGGTAGTATTTTTAGCTCGTAGATCATCAGACTCTTTATCTCGTTCTAGCAAGATATTATATGCGCCGGACTGTACAAATGTACTACTACCTAATGCGTCATACTCTGATATTGGCACACTCTTACCATCTTTTCCTTTAGGGGGTTTACGTGTATGAAGCACATTAATAATACGAATATCGTTTTTAATGAACATCTTTTGCCACACCATGTGACTCTCTTGGAGTTCACTAGCTACCCCTCGTAAAGCATCAGTGAGAACATCAAATACAAATATACGAGAACCATACTGCTTAAATGCTTTCTCCATACGCTTCTCACACTTCTCTATATCAGCGTCCCTCTCATCGATGATCAAGAATCGAGGTTGTCCGTCAGGTAAGAACATAAGGTCAAATAGCTTCTCTTTAGTTTCCTCTTTTTCAAAGAAAGCGTCTTTATCTTCATCGCTCATCCAACGTAGGTTTACACCTAAATGTAATGAGAACAGGTCTTCTCCTAGCTGTCCTTCTGTAGCTTCTAAGGAAATAATCGTTACTGTTTCTGATGCTGTCATTACCCAATGATAGATACAATTATTAACGTGGCTAGATTTACCTACCGATGTATCAGCAATAATGTTAGTGATCGTTGCAGGTAATACTCCTCCTCCCATCATTTTTTGCATTTTACTCATATAAGGTGGTAATGTAAGACGCTCTTTATTCAGTTCTTCTATAACTGCATCATACAACCCTGCGGATGTTTTGATCCCATCATTAAAGTAAGGTTTAGCATTATAGAAATCTCTAATAAACTGCTTCTGCTTTCCTTTCTGCAACATATCATTAGGGTCTTTTCCTGACCAAGTAACAATATGCACTTTCTCTGCTGGAAGCACCTCAATACAACGCTCTACAGCTTCTCTCCCTGCTTTATCTGAGTCTAGTGCTAGGTATATACCATCGTAAGAGTCAAGCCAGTCATATTGCGCTGCAAGCTGTTTATAAGCACTACCTTCTCCTGTCGTAGGAGATACAATAGGGAATGGATCATAATCATCTTGCCCTCTAGAACGATTGTACTCTACAAACATCTGTAGTGCAGCATGGCAATCTTCTTGTCCTCCACAAACCATGACATACTTACCGCCACCTTTTCGCCAGCGTACTTGCCCATATAGGTCGCTAGACATACCAGTTTTACCTAAACGAGGTTGTCTGAAATTCTTAGGATGTTTACGTATTGTATACCCTGAAACCTTACCATCGGTAGTCTCTGGGTAATATCTGGCTTCCACTTCCCCTTTTTGGTCTAGTTTAGTAAGACAACCGTAGTATTTAACGAATTCATCTTTAATCCCTCTATAACCTTTAGCTTTATACCCAATCTGTTTCATTAAGGTTTGAGCTTGTTCTTTGGTTAAAGGCTCTGCTTTAGAGGCTTTAGTTAATTTAACATTACCGCTTACTTTACCATTAGACTCTAGACCTAAATCTCCTGCAATAGAGGTTTTAGTTATCATTTCATGATCATAAACTTGGTTACATGACCAACAATATGCATCATAATAAACTTCACCATCTTCGTCTATATGCTGATAAACAGATAATGCGTCAGAACTACCACACCCTTTTAAGTGGTCATATTCATCTAATAACTCATCAGCTATACAAGGGAATTGTTGAGATATACGGTCTCCTGCATCTTTTTCTTCTTCAACTTTTTTACTCTTTTTACTTTTAGTAATTCTTGCCACACTTCACCTCACTACAGTAATATATCTGTATTACTTTGATGCTCTTTAACCCAAAGTTTTAGTTCTTTTATATTCTCTTCCACAGAATCAATAAAATCATTTAGCGTTACAGTAAAAACACTGGCAAGGTCTCCTTCATACTCTTCTCCTTTTGACCAGTAGTGATTCATGGAAGACATACTCATAGTAAGGATATTAAAACAATCAGTACAAATGACACACATAATACTATTTTTATCTTGACTTATATTATGAGAAGACGTAGCTATCAATCTTGCGTTCGTATACCTACCACCATCATTAGTGATTAAACGTATAGGATGTTCTAAGAAATGTACACTATCTGCCTTCATAATCAAAACCCCAATCTTTTTCAAACATATCCATCTGGTCTCCTTTTTCTAGCTCCTGTAAGGCACTCTCAATAGACTTTAACTTATCTTTGAATGAACGTAGCTCCCCTTCTTTAAAAGCTACGTGAGACTCGTACAGGGCTTTCTGTGCTAGTAGTTCTTGTTTAGTCATAGGTCTGCTCCACCTCAGTAAGTAACTTATTCAATGCAGGATAATTCCATTCAGGTTCGTAGTGTTCTAATTCTCCTTTTAACTCGATAAGCATGTTATACATCATTTTAATCAATTCTTGCTCAGTCATTAATCATCCTCCAAATTACTCTCATGTACGTAGAGTGCATTTTTGTGTAAATACACACCTGAATCTTCTCCGGTATAAAATTCTACTCGAATCCCGTTTTCTGTGACACCCACTCCGCGAATGTCTCCAAACTTATCATCTACTGGAAGCGGTGCATCATAAGGTGACATCCAAGATAAGGTTATATTAACCTTTTTCATCCTCTTTCTCCTTGTATAAATCTTTAATGTTATTTCTATTACACACAGCTTGTGCTAGAGCAGTGTTTGAAACAAACATAGCTAACAGTACCCATTGTAGTGTATTATCTGAAGTAAAAAATACACCTATAACACTAGCTAATGCAATGTAGAAGTTAAACTCGTGGTAAATCTTGTGTTTTGGTTTAGTCATTAGTTTCTTCCTCTGCCACATAACGATTTGAGTATGATTGAGTAGTCTGCATAGTCCACTGGTACGTAACTAGGTAAAAGCTTATAGTTACTGTAATCGCTGTTAAGTAGTTCAGTTCTTACATTACATACTACACTGTTTCTAACCAACATAATACCTAGTAAAATTAATAATAAACACATAACCTTTTCCTTTCTCTGATTGATTTCTTACATAATAACATTATAAATGTCAATTGTAAATAGTTTAATCGTAATCGTAGTTATCCTCTGCACTACTAAGATGCAAACTAAAACGTCTAGGGTAATTTAACCTAAAAGGGTGACTACATTCTGAGCAGTAAACTAGACCATCTCTGTCTACTAATCCGCTAACATCCGCTACAGGAACGTTACTCTGATGGAAAGTTTTTAAACTGCAACACCCTGTTTTAGATTGTTCCTCGAAACTCTCTCCACATTTAGGGCAATTGAATATTACTGTGTTGAACATTCCCATATCTATTCTCCTGAAATAGCTTCAATTTCTTTACGTACACCCAGATTATATACATTAACCATTCTGTATGTCAAGAAAAAATCAACAAATAAATAAACTAAGTGTACAGCCCCTATAATAGGGATAAACATAGACAAAAACAACAGTACAATGTATGCACTCCCTCCTAGAAAGTCCTTCAAATAAAACCTGTGCATACCGATGCCTCCCAAGAAGCACCCCAATAAGTATGCAATAAACATATTCTTCTTACGTGATTCAAATAAAATCTCTTTTTGGTAAGTGTTCATAATACCTCCCTCAAATAATCCCAACTTGTTTACAGAACCACAACCCTACTATAAAAGAAAACACATAGCAAGGCATTTCTAAAATAATTTTCGATTTAGTGTTAGTTGTCTCCATCTTAATACCTAGAAACAACAACCAAAGTGATAAAACTAATGCAATATATACCATAACCTATTCTCCTTCAAAATAATATGTTGTGTCAAGTTTTTGTTTCATTCTTCTATCCCTAAAACTATACTAAGTAAAAATATATTGTCGGGGTTTCTTGCTAAAGCCTTTAATAAATAACCTCCTTCGGTGTAATTCCCTTCAGTGTCAAAGTTCACAGGGCTATAATCATAGTATTTGAACTCCCCACCTTTCCACCCCTCAAACACGTAAGAAAGGCAGCTATCAATAACATTTAACATAGTTTGCTTACTAACATTAGGTTCTAGTGTAAAAGCAGGTTCATCATAAGAACCTCTCCACGAGTGTACTGAAGAAATACCAAGACCAAAATAACTGTCAGGTAAAGACTCTACTACTTTTTTTAAACCATCTACTGTCATATTATTCATAATTTCTCCCTTAACATTGTTCTAAGAAAGACAAACCTTTATATAGGGTTGAATCTTCCTCGTAGATAAAATAACCATTTGTGTTCTCTTCTAATAGTAATACTCTTATTTTATTACCGTTCAACATAAGAACTAAATGCCTTCCTCTTAAGTTAGTGTTACTTTGTTTAGATACACAGTCACCACCACAGTGTAATAGTAAGTCAAACTCTGAACGTGTTACTTTTTCCATTATATTCCTCTTTTAATTTTCAGTTACAAACTTCTTAATCTTACCACACTTAGTGCAAGCACAGATTTGTATGTGTTTTCTTGTGGTATCTGTCACCTGCCAAGGTGCATTCTTACACGAAGCCATACCTTCACTAAACACCTCCCACTTACTTTTTGTTACTTCAGAGTGTAGCACTTCCCATTTATGTTTGCAAAATAAATTCATAATTTATTTCTCCTATAATTCTAATTCTTCTACTAAAGTCATGCGGTCTACGTATACTATAACTTGTTGTTTACCGATATGCAAGTATTCTTCTTCAGCTTCATATACAGAAATCTTAGCTACACCTAATTGACGTACTTCTTCTACTTTAGCTTCATCAATATAGAACCAATCTTTTAAACTCTCCATGCTAATAAAAGCAAAACGGCAACAGTTTGTTAGCATTACATTACGTAAAAAGGGGTCATAGTTAGGTGTAGGGTGTGTATAAGAAGAACACCAAACCTCTCCTAAGAGCATGTCAGCTAAATGTATATAATTTTCTTTTACATACTCTCCTCTATAAGCTCCGTTAGTGCCTTCCTCTAATGTACCTGCTTTTGTTTCTAATCGATAAACCTTGGTCATATAAATCTCCTTATGGATGTCTAGATGTCTACGCGGCTTTACTTTCCCTCAACTTGTGTTAGAATATTAATATGTCCTAAATACTTTGTCAACACAAAAGGTAAAATAATTTGAAAATAATCGATAACACTGAAAGCAAACAATATTACTTAGAAAGATTCTTAGCTAGTCCTCCTACAGATGAACTAGAACTATGGCATATTATTAAGTTCTTGTCTAGTTACTACGATTTCATCATATCAGATGAGAATATTATTATCTGTGATAAATCTTGACAAATGTAAATAATCATGTTTTAATGTAAGAAATTAGTTGTTGTAGAGGAATGTGCGGTTTTATTCAACCCTAAACCGCAATACAAGCTACAAATAAAAGGGTGTAACAAATACTCTCTATAACAACGCGAATGTACTTCGTCTTTGACCAGACGCTCCATCATACGTAATACCAGCCAATGTAAGGCAAAGTATGAGATAAACAGTGACAGCGGTGATGTAATCCTACGAGTTAGTAGGCTCTATCCCAAGGTGATAGTTTCCTTCTAAGAATTAACCCTTAGCAAATAACCACTGATAAAGAGTATATTCGTTAGTAACAATTTTATTATTGTAATCGTATGATGCTACCATGATAGTGATACTTTTAGTAGAATCCTTTTACAGGGTAATTTTTGCTAGTATCACCCTATTGGTCTTGATACAGATCCGTTTAAAATTTACTAAAGGTACTATAATGAAAGAGCCAAAATACCAAAAAGCTAAGGAAATTCTAAAAGTCTCGCGATTAGACAAATACCCTTTATATTTTCTGTGGTACAATATGATAAGCAGATGTCATAACGTTAAAGGGAAAGGGTACGAATATTATGGAGATAAAGGAGTATATGTCTGTAAAAGATGGAGAGAAGATTACGCGATGGGTTTAGTAAATTTCTACATAGATATGGGGGAAAGACCTTCTAAATCACACTCTGTAGATAGGATTGACCCAAAAAAGGGATACTCTCCAGAAAATTGTAGATGGGTTCTTCCAGAAATACAGTCTAGAAACAAAAACATGATTAAAAGTAATACATCAGGGTACACAGGTGTAAGTTATGAAGATGGTAAATATTGCAGGTGGTTGGCTTTTTGGTGTGACTTAGATGGAAAAATTAAAAGAAAGTCTTTCAGTGTAAATAAGTATGGGTATGACGAAGCTTTGCAACTTGCTATAAATTACAGAGATAAAATGATTAAAAAATTAAATGAACAAGGCGCTGGCTATTCAGAACACCACGGTAAATAAATTAAAAATAACCTTGACACACGATAAACCCCCTATTAATATTACAACCATTAACAACACAGGAGAATAATATTATGACTAATCAATGTAAATATAAAGAAGGTGATAAAGTTAAAAAGATTAATGGAGAGGCTTTTTCTAACGGAGAATTTGTAGTAACCGTAGAGGGGCTAGATAAGTACGGTAAAGTATGGTTGAAAGAAACTCAATCATGGTTAGACAAAGATACCCTTTGTCTTGCAAATTCTTTCACTAAATCAGACCTAAAAGACGGTATGGTTGTTACTTATCGTAATGGATGGAAACGGGTTATCCTAGACAAGGGGTTATTATACTCCGACAATTGTTTGTCTATGTCTTCATTCCATTTTACAAAGGTCACTTTAGATTCTTTCAATGAGGATTTAACCTATTATGGTCATAATCCTAGGGACATTATGAAAGTTACATACATGGGTGAAATACTATGGGAACGTGAGGAAGAAACTGCTGAACAGAAACGTATCAAAGAGTTAGAAGAAGGTATTGCCAAGATGCAAAAGGAACTAAATAGTCTTATGGGAGGGAAATAATATGGATTTCGTAAATGATATGGGTATTTTGTTGTTAGGGATAATTATAGGAGTCAGTAGCACCCTTTGGTATAAGGAAAACCAATCTGTCTTCCCTATAGAGACTTACTTGCAGGCATCTTGCATAAAAATAGGGTCTGAACTTAAATCATACACAACAGGAGGTGAAATAATCTGTGAGAATGGAGCTAGATTCAATTATTATCATATTAATAAACCCCTGTAAGCCATTCTAAAGAGTTTTCTAAATAGATATATCAATGGTATTATTTTTAAGAGAACTCTTCTCACAGAGCTTTACAGAAACAATTAGGAGGATGTATGCAAGACTTAATGTACAGAGTGTCCAATGAATTACGTAGACCTGACCAGTTTAGTCTTAAAGATAAACAGGAGCATGAACAATGTGGTAGTTTTTACTACTTCTTAAAACTTGAGAATGCTTGTAAAGCTGCGATAGAGTTTAATACTAGTGTTGTCCCTGTTGTGTATGATTATAATACTCGAAAGAGGGATCATTGGTATGAGGGGTAGAAGATGAACACATGGGAGCTATTACTAAACCTAAACCAAGTGTGTCATTTCTGTTCTAGAGAACGTGCAGGAACTAAGGCTACTAACAGTGAATTAAAACGTTGGTGTAAGAATCAAGTGGTTAGAATTAACGGCGCTGTATTTAAGTGGGATCAAGAAATCCCTGATGTTATTGAATCTTGTACTTTGTTTACTAAAAATAAAAGAGTGACTTTATTATAAAAACTTGTTGACACAGGGAACATAGCGTATTAAGATTCAATAACATTGGAAACCTCAAGAGGAAATAAATTATGAATGAACAATTTAAGCATATTAAAGTACACGTACCGACACCTAAAATTAGTGAGATGGTTCAGAATAAGTTATTTGAGATGGGTTTTAGCTGGTATGATTGTGGTAAGGTGGTCGATGAAAAAGAGAGACCTTATCTATATACTACACCAGAAGGTAATATAGCTTATGGGAAGTTAGAATCTACTTTTACAGAGAGTCCAGAAGAACAAGTTCACTACCTACAAATTTTGACAGAAAACTTGGAAGGTGCATTGTTTACGTATAAAGATGATAAAAAGGTCTATTACCTTGTAGGCTATAAAGTGTATTGGGTTAATGACTACGAAAATAAAATTAGTATTACCGATTACGAATTAAACAAATACACAACAATAGTAGATGTAAATGAGAAGGAGATTGACATGAAACAAGATAATAATGAAATGCCTAAATTAGAAGCAGGTAAACATGCTGTTAAAACTGAACATGGGATAGCTTTAGTGGTAGAATGGAAAGGTAATGTTGCTTTCTCTTACTTGCAAGGTGATGCTTGGGATGATAGACTAGATATAGTAGAATATGTGTATACTTTACCGTATCCTATGAATGTTTTGGACAGTCGTTACTATACAGAATCAAACTTAATCTGGTCACGAGAAGACGAATCTAAGAAACAAGCACGTTTAGAATATGACAATCTACAAGAACAGATTAGTAAACTACAAGAACAGGCAAATAATTTAAGAAAAACCTTGCAGCTTTAGTTTATCAGTGTTATATTCTAATCACAGTAACAAATGTTACAAAAAATAATCACAAGAGGAGAGATTTCATGTCATATGTATTGAAAGATGGGACTAATAGTAATCAGTATAGAGAAGGGGATAAGTTTGTATATTGTGGAGAAAAAGGAGACCATGAGGTTTTTTCTGAAGGAGAAATGTTAACCCTTCACTGGGATGATGAAAGTCGTTGTCCTGAATTTAGAGAAGATTCTACTGAAGAAACAGGTTATACTTATTGGAGCGATCTAAAAGCTTATAAAGTGGATACTGAAGAGAACGATAAATCTATGAAACTTGAAAAAATGGACTATGTTGATACAAAAAGGTTCACTCTAGAGGAGTTACTTATCTTAGAAGGACTTCTAAAAGAGCAAGGGTATTTTATTCTAGAAGGAGTTGATTACCACTATCAAACAAACTATCTGCATTATGGTGTAGATAATAACGGACACACTATGTTCTACGACTTATGGTATAAAAATAATGGCGGTAAGGATGTATCAGAGGAATTCCGAAATTATCTTAGTTCTTTAGATAATAAAGAGGAAGATAAATCAGAAAAGAAGGAAACCACTATGAAAATTGAAAAAGGTAATTACATTGAAACTTCGCGCTTTACATCAGAAGGACTTAATAGATTCCTACTACTGTTTGAAAAACAAAATGGTGTTTCCTTGAAGGATTCAGGTTCAGAAGAACCTAGTAGAGAATGGGATTACTACGGTGTCGATAATGAAGATGGAACGTTAATAAACTGGAATGTATCAAGTTCCTTCGATTCTTCCGGCGATGGTAATATTAAAGATATTACAGAGGAATTTCTTAATTATCTTGATACATTATCACAAGAATCTAATGAGTCTGTAGAAGAAGATACCACTGAAACTGACACTACAGATAATCTTAGTGTTAAAGACCGTCTATTAGCACTTGCTGATGGAAAAGAATTAGAGTGGTACGACGTTGAATGGTATCCTTTAGAAAGCTTTCAATCAGACTTCGGTGACATCCTTTATGATGAATCTATCGAAGTTCGAGTTGAGTTAGTGCCAGAGAAATCAGAAGTAGAGTTATTGTTTGAAGAATACTGTTCTAATAACGGTTATGACCCAGAACAGACTGATTTCACGACATTTAAAGCAGGGTATGACGCTGCTAAAGAAAATGATTGAAGATAGGGTCTCTCCTTATTGGAGGGGTTATAGGAGAGGTTGGTATAAAGGGTTTATTATAGGGATTGCTTTTGCTTTATTTCTATGTATAATGACTGTTGTGTATTAGACAGGTACACAACTTTATTTTAAGTAAGAGGAGTTAAGATGAAAGATGGTAAATATCTATACAGTGACTTAGATGGAAGGGTTTATTTAAGAATAAAAGCTGGTTCTTATGAATGCCTAACAGCAGATACAAATACAGGATGGGAAGAGGGAGAGAAAGGTTCTGTAGTAAATCTTATCTCTTCTATGTGGGAATTGGTAGAAGATCCTGAAATAACTAATCTTCGTGAACAACTAGCAAAAGCTAATGAGCGTGCGGATAGTTCTGAAAAAGAAGTTGCCCGATTACGCAATCTTTTCCATAAGTGGAAAAAAGAAAAAGACAATGCTGTATGGGAAAGCGATATTGTTTTTAAAGCCTTGCTGTCAGAGATGCAAACTTGCCCAAAAGACGAACATGGGGTTTCTGATAAAGAATGGTGGAAAAGGTACGTAAAGAAAGCACTAAACAAATTCGCCACAGAGAAGAAGCTTGAAGGCATTGATTACCTATTAAATTCTATAGCACCCTCAATAAAAATGGGAGAAAAATGCTTGTGGCGTTTTGAGACATATGAAGTTGAATCAGTTAAAGACCAACTACGCAAGGAGCAAGAGTGATGCTAAGTGACGAAAGAAGACAGGCGAGAATAAACGCATTAACCACAGCCGCTGCATATTTAGATACTTTTGATTGGTCTAACTTCCATGAGGAACAAGTCACCGAAAAGGAATATGAATTATTCCTTGATGAGTGCCAGAAAATGTATATAAGGTTAGAGAAGCAAGCAGATAAACTACGTAAAAGTGTATAATGGAAGGTGTACACTACGTAACATCTCATCCTGCTTTCTATTTAATGTTAGTGTGTCTTACTTTCGGCGTAATATTAGTATTATTCTCTATAGGAGAAACTTTATACCAAGGGTACAAGATATATAAAGACAATTAGAACCTCGTATAACGCCCTCAGAGCAATCTGAGGGCTTTTTTTTTATTATCTACCTTATACAATCGTACTCCTTATAATTATCCCTTCTCCTAGGGCTTTACAGGAGCTAGAAATTATTTTGAATTTATTTATAAAAAAGGTTTGACAAAACATAATATAAAGGGTATTGTTAATTCAACTTAACAAAAGAAGGTTCTACTGACATGAAACTTATAGACATTATCGACTCACTAGACAAGTCTCCCGAAAATGAAGAATGTATGCTGTATAATTTGGATAACATAGGTGAAGACCTTGGGATAGATGGTAGTTATTATATTTCTCAAAAAGAAAATAATGTTCGACTGAGGTGTTATTGGGTATCATATCATTTATGTACAGATACGTGGGTAGGAATACGTGCTTATTTCTATGATGATACTTTTGTAGCAATTAGCTATCAACCTGCACGTAAGTCTGATGAAAAATTTGAGTGGGTTAGTTTAAATCTTGCTAAGGCCGTAAGAAAGTATATCTTATCTTTGCAAGAAGAAGATGAGTTAAATATCTCAATACTTGACACTATAGATGAAGAACTGGGGGATGGTTATACAGTTAATTATGCAGGGCAAGTCTTATATAAAAAAGTATTATACAAAAATACACTATGTGAGGTAGTTAGAAATAACGCAAGGTCTTATGGACGAGATAATATTGCCTTATTGTATCAAGGAGAGGTTATAGATGTTGACGTAGAAGACCTAGTATGTCCGTGGAATATTAAATAAAACCTTTACAAGGTAAACTATCTTTGTAATACTTATCGTATCGAAACAGAGGAGATAAACATTATGATCATTACTACCTATACAGTTACTGTTGATATACCAGATGGTTTTGAAATTGAAGAACGTCATTGGGATGAACTACCTATGGGAGGGGATATAGATTCATCTACGATTTCTTTCTACGATATTGAAAGTAAGTACGAAGCAGAAAAATTAGAACGCCAGATTGAAAGAATGTTTGAGGATTGTGAATAAAATGGACATAGCTAAACAAATAATTCTTAATAGCACACACATAGATGATATTAAGTTTAAAGCGGGAATCCTTAGTAACGAAGAGTATATAAGCGATGCAGGGTCTTGGTATTATTTCCCAGATCAAAGTTTTATTCAGATAGTTGATGGCGAAGTTAGTTTAGGAGATTGTTAGTAATGAATACCCAATTAGATATTCGTAAGATGACTAATCAAGAGTTTAAGGAATTTACTAAAGGTAAGATATTTAGTGCTACTTTTGTAAAGAAAGATGGTTCATTACGCGAGTACAAAGGTGCTAGAGTTAATGTTACTAAAGATTCTGTAGGAGGAGACAATACAGTAGAAGTGCATCCTAACCTTGTTAGTATTTATGTTCCTCACGAGAAACGTCCTAGAGCTACGCTTAATTTAGAGACAGTTAAAAGATTTGCATTCCAAGGTAAAGTATGGGAGTATGAATAAAATGAGAGAATTTGAGTGGGAAAGAAAACGTAAGCTTACTATGTTAAAAATGCAGTTAAAATTTATTAGTCTAGGAGAACAAAACAAATGATTGATGTGAAATGGAATGATAACGCAAAGGCGGCGGTTGATTACTTCGCGGATTGGTTGAGAGCCGATTATAGCTACATTGCTAACTTGGAAGATTTTTATAGTCGATTACCACAAACAAAAACCGTTGCGGATGCGGTGGAGTATTTTGATGGAATATGGCCAAACCCAATTGTGGGTAATCCTCCTCCATACGATGAGCAAGTTATTATTTACTGCACGAAGGGGGACGAATGCGGGAGTGAGGTTGGTGAATATTACGCTGGTGGTTGTCATTTTGATTCGTCGTATTTCTACCAAGTCTGCACCCGCGCAGAATTCGAAGCTTACGTGAAAGAGCAAGAGGGCGAGAAGTGGACGCATACTTGGTGTAATGAGCCATGCAGGGTAAAAGTTGGCTTTGAAGATTCAAAAGGACAAATAGTAATAGAGGATGAAAACGGAGAGTATTACGTTTGCAAGGCTAAGAACTTAAAACCCATCAAGCTGACGATAAGTAAGGCTGAGGCTTGGGATTTATGTCAGGACTATGAAGGTTCACAGTCTATGGTGAAATATATGCTCGAACTGCATGAGCAATACGACATAATCTAACGAGTCTAATCTGTTAAGTACATCATCGGTAGTAAAGTGCGCTTAGTGGTAAATAAATCTACAAAGGAGGTTGAATTGTGAAACAAAGTATATACCCTACATACAAAATTGTAAAAAACTCAAGCTGTTTAGAAGATAGAATACCCGTAGGGGGATTAACCAAACGAGAATACTTTGCAGGTGAAGCTATGCAAGGGTTAATATCCTCTGATGATTATTTAGAGATAAGTAGCGCTAAGGAGTTGGCAAAAATAGCCGTATCTCATGCAGATGCATTAATAGAGGAGCTAGCAAAGTGAAAATAGCTAGATGTACCACCTTTCAAGATGAATTATTTCTGATAGTAGGGTACGCTACAACAAGGTTTACTTCTTTTGAACATATACCCGAAAAAGAAATTGTTAGACTTTACTATAACAGTGTGTATACTGGTACATCTCTACATTTCGAAGGTGTAGAACAATTTTTGAATCAGTATAAAGAATTAATTGAAGGAGAAGATAATGATTAAAATAATGCTATTAGTTTTAGGTGTAGTTTTTATTACAGACTGTGAGGTACAAAAGACAGAAAAAATCCCACCACCTGAACAAGGTATGCCTGACTATTCACACAGATTAGAAGAAGTATGTGTTAACGGAGTGGTATACTACTATAGAAGTTATGGACATGGTTTAACTTTCACACCTAAAGTGGTTAAGAGACCATTAGAAGATAAAGGGTTCTATGAAACATGCTAAATAACTCTCTGTAAACGTCCCTGAGAGGATATCTATTAGAAGTAGTACGATGGCTCAAGTCTAGAGAGAAATACTGTTATAGGACGTTACAGAGAAGATTACAACTTGATAATAATTTGACCCTGCCAGTGTTTTAATTGGTGGGGTTTTTCTTTATTAGAACTAGACAGATTTTTCACTGAGGACTAGACAGAAATTTGATTAACAAGAAATTTCTACTAAAGTTATGCTATAAATATCGTCTGGTATTAATTACATTTGTAATCTTTAAATTAACTGGTAGGATGACAGTTTGGCATAGAACTTGAATGAAGTGATTTTATATCGGACAGGGGTGGTGTTTATTTCGTACCGCGTCAGTACCTATGGCGTTGTTTTTCTCAATTTGTAAGTTTATTATAGTAAAGCCCTCACAATAATGCAAGGGTTTTTTAAAAGTTTTTTTATTAATAATTTTCGAGTTCTACAAAAACGATCTTATACTCATGTAGCAAGTGGCATTCCAGTTCTATAATAAAACCGTCATTACCTTTATAAATGCTACACTCACCACCTTGAAAATTAAAATAACTACTTTCAACTATATCCATAATGTGCAGAAAATCTAATTGATCATTAACTTGTAAATCCATTTTATCGTGTCCGTTGTTGACGTTAGAGCCAACAAAATGAACTCTAAAAAATCTATCTTTCATATTATTTACCTTTTCATATTGTGGCGTTATTGCCTCGAACAATGCTAAGTATACAGTTATATAGTGTATTGTAAAGAACAAAAATGAATATTCTTAGAACTATAAAGTATAAAGAAAAAGTTTGACAATTAATAAAACCTTTTGCTAGTCTTTACACCGTCAATACAGACACAACAAACAACAAGGTTTAAAATTATGGTTTTCTTTTCAATGCGTCAAAAATTCGATACCACTACATTACAACAATTAGTGAAAGGCTTTACTAATGCAATTATCTGGCAAGAGGAACAACTCGATCAATACACTGATAAAAGTGTAAGCTATAATGCAAAAGGTAAAATAGAAAGTGTTTGTAGAACGTTTTATATGTTTTGTTTAGCTGATCATCATTTATTAGAGGAACTACTTGACCATGGTGCTGAAGAATCTGGGCATGACCTAGCCTTACAAATGTTAGGGCATGGTGTGGGTTTTTGGGAAAATAAAAACACTAAACAACTGGATCAATTATTAGATTTATTGGTTGATAAGAAAGTATTAAAACCTTTTCGTTTGTTCTATTGTGACCAATGGGATCACATTGAATGGGATGCGTGTTAAGATGAGACTTGAAAAATTCTTAAACATACTGCTTTACATTGGTTTTATTTGTGGTATGGTTATCACTCTTCATTTAAGTTTAGTTAATTTATAAAAGGTAAACAAGTTATGTCAAAAGGTATCCAAATTTTATGTGATTCTCACCATGGTCAGTATATACCTAAAATTATGATCAATCGTTTGGTTGATAAAGGTTGGCAAGGTGTAGAGCAAATCGATATAGATGAATTGAGAGATGAGTGCAATGAATGGTATTGGGAAAGCTGGAACAATGTGGAAAATGATGCGTTTTTTATAGATGAAAATGGAGATAAATGGCAACTATGGCTCAATGGTGATCTATTTGCATATTGTGAAGAATTAATGACTGAAGAGGAAAAACAAAACTTTTTCGAATATTAATGAAAAAACTTGTTGACAATGATAAAACTTTGATTAATACTATCACTGTCAACCAAGATGACTAACCAAGTAAATTTTAAAAAGGTAAATAAGTTATGCAACATTCAATCGAATCTGAACTACGTTCACACATTGAAGATATGGTAAACGATGGGGTTTTAAACCTTGATAATGTGGATGACTGGCATTTTCACGCTTTTAACGAAGGCTATTATATAGTAGGTTACTATCAGTGTGAGGAATGGCTTAAAAAGCACAATGTTTCACCTTTTGAAGCGATTGAAACAATCCGCGAATATGAACAAGACAATTTTGGAGAAGTTCACACTGATTTTTCATCAAGTGAAAAAGTTGTAAATATGTATGTTTACATTTTAGGCGAACAAGTAATGTCTGAAGTAACGGATCATTGGGTAGAATACTTAGAAGAAAAAGAAACTGAAGAAAAATAATTAATAAAAACAGTTGACACGTTAAAAACATCATATATAATTAACGTGTCTTTTAACAAAACCACTTTTAAAAGGTGAAAAAATGAATACTTTATTACTTGACCTTGAAAACAGACTTAATGACGTAACATTGAAAATTGATATTGAAAATGAAAAATTGTTAGATATAGAAAAAGATATTGATAATTTTGAACCCGACATTCACGATCAATATGACGAAATGTTAGACGAAATTTATCAAGATGAGGTTGATCAGGTCTCTTTTGTGTCTCTGCCTTGTCCTAGTGAACTATTAAAAGAGAACGATCCCGTTGCTTATCGTTGCGGATACAATGATTTTGTTGATAGCTTTGATTTTGAATCATTAGAAGAATATAATGATTTAGTCGAACAAAAAGAAGAGATTGAAAATAATATAGAATCTCTGGGAAATGAACTCGAAGAAATTCAAGAAGAGATCGAACAATTAGAAGAGGAAAACGAAAATGTATAATTCAAAAAGTTATGATCGCGACAATCAAAGTAAACTGTCAAAAAGTGAACGTAAACAGATTAAGCAAGCTAGGAAGCAACGTCAATCCAAATTTAACAGATATGAGGTGTAACCAATGAAAATGTACTTTAAAACAAGAAAACAAGCGCGAACCATGGCAAAAGCTAGCAATAAGAAAGCCCCATCTCAAAAAGACAGTAATGGTAAATGGGCGATTAATATCCGATAACTTTTGAAGGTTTTTAACAATAAGCTATTTACAGATTAAAAGTTGATAGCTTATAATTAAGATTCTTTAAACGTCACATTAAAACAATGGTGAAAATATGAGCTTATTATCTGAAAAAGTACGAGAAATAAAAACATCTGCACAATTAACGGCATTTTTAAAAACTTTAAAAATTGATAAAATAGAATGTTTGAAATATGACCATCTCTTTTGGTTGTTTGTTGGCGATGACTTTTTACAAGTAAGCTTTGACAGGTTGAACAAGTCAAGCTTTGACTATACAAGAAGATCTATCGATTCAGACAATAATTGTAATATTATCGGAACTGCTAGTTGTTTATTTAATAGACAAGGTGAAAAACAACTTTTAAACTTTTTGTATAACGAGGCGTAAACAATGTTCCTAACAGATACATTTAAAAAGTTCACTCATCAAGCAACAATCAATAAGATTAACGAAGAAAGGGATCGAGGTTTTAATAGAATCACTTTTGAAACGGCGTTGAATGATTTAGCTGTATATCTTAAGCACGATATAGTGTTAAAAGAGGGTATGCGAGTCGATTTAATAAAGCGTTTATGTGTAGGGTTGCCTGATGGAAGTCATGTTATTGACGGGAATGAATACCAAGTAAAAACAGACAAGGACGGTTTAAAAAGGGTAACTGTAAATAAATTATAAAAACTTGTTGACAGGATTTCATTGTTTATCTAATATGTGAGTTATCAAGTGGTTAAACACTGTTTAACTTCTGAAGTCGGGGCAATGGTGCAACGGCTCAAATTTTAAAAGGTAATGTTATGCGACTAGTTACACTTAACCAAACTACAAAAACTTTAGGCGGTCACTTCTATGCGCTTCATTCTGTAGCAGGTGGTTTCATTGTTTCTTGTTATAAATATGTGGGTAACTTTGATGCGGATTTATGCTTCGATTCATCACCTAGATCTTTAGACGCGGCAAAAAGTTTGCTAGAAAGCTATGCAATTAATAATAGGCTTGAGTTATTGAATTAACCATTCACAAAAGGCGCTGTATAACACTGTACAGCGTTTTTACCCTAAACTTAACACATTGTATTAATACCCTCTTAAAACGTCTCACAATGGCGTATAGAGGCTAGAATTAAGGATATACTACAATGAATATGATCACTATTAGCCAAGCAAGAAATAACATTAACAAGCACTCTATGCATTGCGTATCTTTTGAAAAGCATGGTTATCTACCAAGCAACATTTATTTTAAAGTATTGGCTAACAATGACAGTACACAAGAACAAATAAGAAAGAGACTTATAAAAGAGTGTAACAAGGTAGTGAAAGAACAAAAGTATAATAGTTTTAAAATTATTTATTAAAAAGCCTTGCAATCTAAACAATAAGCCTCTATCTTAATTGGTAAGGGCTTTTCCCGTTATTACTAACTTTCAAATGAGAACTATTACCATGAACAATGAAATTCAAGTTACTGACGCAGTATCAATCAAACAAACGACTAATAATATTGTTTTTCTATCTTATAAAGGAGATTCTACAATTGTTATAGTTAACAAAAGTGCCAGTATCAGATATCTGATAGAGAAGGAGGCGAAAGATTTAGGAAGCCAGATCGTTACGGGGGTTATGGGTATAACAAAGGCAACAAAACAATTGAAACTTTTAAGAACAATTTTAGAAGATCTAACACAAAACAAGGAGGATCTTTATTTCATACACAAGAAGTAATAAACAGACTTCAGAAAAAAAGTAAGCCCCTGTATAAGGGGCTTTTTTATTGCCTTGCAATAAGGAGTACCCTATTTAACGAAGTTAAAAGATTTCTATAAAAGATACCTCTAATTAGAGACTTCTTATAAAAGATTCCCTTGTAAACCCTCTCTATAAATGGCTTCTATTTTGTGTTAGTGGGTTAATTATTAATATATAAAAGAGGTTTCTTTATATAAATTACCCTATGATACCCTAGCTATATATTGAGGGTTTTCTCACACGAAGTGTTAACCAAATCAGTCCCCTACCTTATTCTACGAATAGAACTCTACAAATACATACCAATGTACTTATAATAAATAAAACCTCTTAGAATGCTATACAGCGCCTCTTATAGCTTATTCTATTTAGAGTGTTCTTTTCCTATATTGTTATATAGAGAAAGAGTTATTACAAAAAGCGACAAAAAACGACATCCTCTAATTAGGGGTATTCTTTATAGATACTCTTACGACACGTTTGTCGTTTTTTGTCGTCTATTTAGAGTGTTCTTTTCCTATAGTATTTATATAGGGAATGAGTGTAGAGATTACCCGACAAAAAACGACATTCTATAGTAGTGAATCTTTATTCAGTATTCTTGCATAAGTATTCTATGACAGAGTTCTAGCAAAAGGTGTGCCATATAGTGTCGTTTTGTATAGAACTTTTAGTTATAGTTCTCCTATCAAAACCCGATTTATAGAGATCTCTTAAAAGAGGTATAAACACTAGGGGTAGCACCTAAAACTCAATACAGGGCTATACAGAGCGTTTTAGAGGGGGGTATACCATTGGTATGTTATATGCATATTATTATTAATGGCACGTTCTATGCTATAGCATATAGTATGCCAACTATTATAAGGGATACTCTTAGCAAGGTATGTGCCATAGTAGTATACGAGTATACAGTTCTCTATAGATTGTTTTCCTATATAGTTTTCCTAAATAGGTATATAGGTAATGAACTGTCATAGAATGCGACAAAAAACGACACTGAATAAATATGCTTTAATATTAGATAATTATGCAAGGTTTATATAGTGGATAGATATGCATGTTAAACGCATATGCATTCATATAGCATTCTTGTCTAAGGATATAGCTAATAGATATTTTACTTTTATCAGGAATTTTGGTAGGGGTGGAGTTTGTAGGTTTAACACCCAAACATAAGAGATTACTTTTTTAGAGAATACTCCTTATAGAGAATATTTCTCAATATGCCATATTTTGAATAGGGGATACCGTTTGGAAGAGGTTTATTTGGAAAAGGGGTATATTTGGGTAGACTAAAGTAGTAAGAAAATACTAATATTTGGAAATAGGATATTTTGGAAAAGGTAGATATTTCAATAGGATAGATATTTTGGAAAGGGGTATATATTTTATAAGGTACTGTTTTGTAAGGGAAATGTATATTTTGTATGTTTTACTATGTTTTTAGGGGTATTTATGAAAGATAGGGAAGTATTTAGGATTATAGAGGGTGAATAGTGTTGTATATGGCTCTGTATAAGCCTCTGAGAGGATTTCTTGGGATAAATACCCTGTTGTATAGGGTGGGATAGAAAAGCCCTATAAACTCGTTACAGGACTTCTTATAGAAAGGAAGGGTTTCTTAGGAGGGTATGTACTTCTTTCTAGCTTATTCTCCTTTAGCGTATAAGTTCATATCTATACCATCTTCTTCTGCGCGTCTTACTATTTTGTGTAGCCATTGGTACTCTGTTCTGTAATTCTTATCTTTTTGTACAAAATACTTATACTCTTCCTCTGTAGTGTTTAAATATTTATGTACTGTAGCAGACCAAGAGTAGTCAGGGTGGGGTTCTTTTACTTTCTTCCTCCCTTTTATTATTTTAACTATAGGTTTTGTCTTACCATGTATTTCCCATAGCATCCATCCATAAGGTATTTCTTCGGGAGAGAGTAAACCTCTAGGAGTTACATATACTCTATAATCTCCTGTCCCTTTACCTTCCTCTCTAAAACCTTTATTAGCGTCAGCTTTAAAATCTGACCTACTTACTTTTACTTCGCATAGTATAGATTCACCATATAGATTCATACCCATTACGTCAGGTTGTTCCCACTGTATAGGGTCAGTCATATTACTAAATGCGAGTTCATAGCCTTTACCTTTAAGGTAGTGAGCTATATGGTCTGCTATGTCATCATGTGTCATATCGGATACATTCATTTATTTATACCCTTATCAGGTAACTCTCTCCACTCTGTTACATCATCGTACTCTATGTCTAACATATTAAAGAATGGTTCAAACCAATACTTAAATGGAGGGAAGTAAGGTTCTTCGTATGTAGGGGATTCTACCCCCACTTCTAATACAATCCATTCTCCTTTATATAAAGCTAATACACGTTGTCCTTCTTCAGGCATTTTCATTTCATGTGTTATTGTATGTGAAAAGAATTCTGTGATACTAATATCCATTTAAAATCCCCTCTCTCCGTGAAGTTTTACCCCTAATATGATCATAATCCATATCGGGGATAAAACGGTACAAACTAATGCTATTAAACAGTAAGACCAATCTACTTCTACAAAAGGACTGTCTGCTTGTTCTATGTGCCAACCTAAACATATAAACATACAAGCTATATATATATAAGAATGTATAGTTCAATCATTTGTTACCTCCTATTTTCCTGTAAGTAATTTATATTTAGTGCCCGCAGTTAATAACTCCTTCCATGTATACACACTTTACCTTGTGTAGCTTTGTGTTTACCATATTCGATACTATCAATGTAATGAGAGAATGTACCATTACGTGTACCTTTTATAATAACAATATCATCCTCATTAAACTTAGACAGTTCTTCTCTTAATTCTTTTACTGTGTATTGTTTACTCATTTTTGTCTCCTTCAATAATAAGGTTAACTAACTGGTTTGTCATACAACAAGCAAGGTGATGAGGTTCAAGTCCTTTTTGCATGAGATAAGAGAGATCTTTAGGGAAGGCCACGTTATAACCCTCTCCTTCGTGAGAAGTGTAAATAAAAGATTCATCACCATTATTGTAGTGGTTAGTATTAGGAAATACTCTTCTTATTAAGTAAACCACAGATTCTTTATATAAAAATACTCCTAGAGTTGTGTTCATTATTATTCCTCCTATAAAGTTACTACATCATACTCAAATGATGTATACTTATCACATTTACTTGCTGCTACCATAGCCTCTTCTGAAGTTAAACCTGCTTTTATAGCACCATAGGCGTAATCTCCTCCTGAACCGAAAGTTATGGTATTTTCATTCCCTTGTATAATGTTAAAATCCCATACAGGAGAATTCCAAGAGTATTTACCTTTCTTACCATCGTATAATTCTACAAATAGTCCATCCCCTTTCTTTCTCACTACAGCGAGAGTGACATTATCTGTCTTAGGTTTTGGTATATGGTTTCGGTGCGTATATTCTTTAACTAATCTTAATACCTCGTCTCTATCCCCAGACCCAACTAAGACCACATCACCTACTTTATGTATCTTATCATTAGCTTCTATACTGAAAGAGTCTTTATTAATCTTAGGTTCAGTACCTGTTACCATGTGGAAGATAGAAAATTTTTCATAGTGCGTCTGTGTAGTTTGCCTGTCAGCTAATACTTTCCCCTCTTTAAAGTCGATCACTACTGTAGTCATATATCATCCGCTACTTTAATGTCTTTAAATTTCATTCATATTCTCCTTCTAATAGTTCTGGGTTCTCGTATATATTACCTACAACTTCTGCATTAGTCAATCCCAATGAACTGGATCTCGCCCCACTACCTTTTTGCGGTTTAAACGTGTAATGTTTGGTATCTTCATCTACAGACAGGTTATCTTCAAAACAAACTAAATATAGGTTATTACCGAACTGCCCCCCTAGCGACTTAACCTCATTCAACCAGTAATGTTTTCCTAGAGTCTGTTTTACGATATCCCCTTCATATATTTCTATACCATTCTTATCTTTAACCCCTGTGTACTGTAATAAGATTACCGACTGACCTTCCTTAAAGTATTGCACACAATCTAAGGGGTGTGTAGTACCAAAGTCATCCCCCACTTGAAGCATAGTACCTATCAAAGTGTGCCATGCTTTAAACTTAAATTCTTTCATTCTCTTTCTCCTGTGATGTCTTCTATCTGTCGGTTGATCGTGTATATGCTTTTATACAACGTATCTCTCTGTTCTCGTAGAAACTGTAACTGCATCTCTTGATACGGTGTTATTATATTGCATTCATGTGCATCGTTTAATTGTGTTTGTTTTCCGTTACAATTACAAAAGTACAACTGTCTGAAGTTCCCTTTATGTTCACAATAATCACTACTAGGTGCAGTATCTTTAGTATACCAAGAGTCACACATAGGGCAATTTAGTATTAAGGCATCTAACTGCATCTTTAATCCTTATTAACTACATTATGCAGCGTATACCAGTCTACTATCCTATCACCTAGCATCAGCTTTATGGTTATGTCACTATTATCAGACCAATAGTTATCCTCTACCTCTAATCTTAGTTCTTCTGCGATTAAATCTAAAATTTCTTGTTCAGTCATTGTACTCTCCTAGACAACATTTGATTGAATTTGGTAAGGGGGAAACACCCCTAAATTAGCATTAAAATTATCAAGATATTTCTCTTTAACTGGTCTGTATTGGTTGTCATTTATTACCTTGAACAGAACATTACCATACCCATCCTTACTAACAAAAGTAATGTGGTCAGTGTTTACATAAGCTTCATCATTGTATTGTATTAGCATTTCCTATTAACCTCCTTCCAAACTTTTTGTAATTGGTCGAACCAATCATCGTATAGCATATTAACACAAGGTATATTATGTTGTCTAGCTAACATTACCGCAGTACGTGTTCCTCCTGATACTTCTCCTGTCTTAGTTTCTTTAGCATAGTACACTACAAACTTAGATGGAGTTTTTAAATCTGACCCTAATACTTGGTATACATTCCTTGCATGTAATGACTTAGCGCCTCTTTTCATATTATCCCATTTAGGAGTTCCATCATCATTAAAAATACTACCGAGAGGATGTATACTTTTTGCTATAGCCTCTGCTTCTTCCCATGTATCAAATTCACTGCCTATCATAGGATTATCTGAATGTTTGGCAAAGCCTTTCCAAGGAATGTAGATATCACATTGTTTACCTACCCTAACACCTCTCTCAAAAGCCCTGTCTGCCCCTTCAGCACCACCTGAACGTAGTACCCAATCTAGTTCAGAGAACCATGAACCAAGTCTAGTCATTCTATCTAGAATGTCATTAGGTGTTTCCCTACTACCTATACCTGTGTAATAATTAGTCATCTATAATATCCCAACAATAATAATCTAAGTGAGCGCAACCTGATTCATTTAGTATAATTACGGTTTCTTCCTTATTATCATTTACAATTATAGCCCTTGCACCTACAAAATAAACTTCATACTCTTTCCTTTCCGTTAAGTAATATTTACTTTCATCTGGAACATAATTAGTTGCTACTTTCATCTTTCCTCCAACGCTGTACCGTTCTCTCTGACACACCAAGTTTATCTGCAATTTGAGATGCCTTAATACCTTTTCCTAACATTATAAGTGCCTTATGTTTATTTGGCAAGTCTTCTAAACCTACTAGTTCTTTTAGAGTGGTAATATCTACCTCATGTAAACTAGTCTCTGCTTTCAGACTCTCTATATCTTCTCCCTGTCTTTTCACTGTGTCAAGTAATTCTAAAAACTGATCATACAATTCTTTATTGCGAGATAGTAGATGAATAAACTGCCACAGGGTTGTAGTTCTGTTAAGGTCAATATCTCTAAGCTTGACTGTGGTTTTAAGCTCTTTTAGTGTAGGGTTATCTTTATGTACACGTAAGACAGCCTTAGAGTGCTTGTACGGAGAGTTCTTAGTTTCTAAGGCATATTGTGTGTCTCTTCCTAACATAAGCGCTGCTTCGTTTAGAGCGTCTTGGTAGAGGAGGTCATTATCTAAAACATTTAATGCAGATTGAATCCCCATTGCAAGGTCGGCATATTTACGAGGAGTAAGGTCTTTTCCTTCGTTAATCTTCTTTATTTTAGCTGTTTTAAGGTATTTACCACTCTGTTCTACTTTATGGTAAGGTATATCTTCCTGCTCTACTTTATGACGTAATGCTTCAGTTAGCTCATCATAAGAATACTCTCCTACTAGGGAGAGTAAGTCTTCAATTGTTTTCTGTGTCATATAATCTCTCTTCTTTCCCTAACAGTAAAACATTCATAAGGGTCTACCTGACGGATACGTATAAGGTAATCCGCGTAATCTTCAGCTTCCTCTCTTGTATCAAATGTATCAACTAATTGATCTTGTTTGTACAAGGATTCGCACCATAGTTCAACTTGTTTCATAACATATCAACTCCATAGTAATCTAGATAGTTAAAGCCTTTATTGTCTCGTACTTCCATGATAAGTTTACCGAGAATATTATTCCCTTCTCCTGTTTTCAAACAAACTCCCCAGAACTTATCTCCCCACCAGTTACCCTCTTGTATATGTAAACCGAAAGTAGACTGTAATCTTTCATACAAAGATGGGTTATATGTAGGGCTTAATTTGTGAGCAAGGCCGTAAGCCATTACTGATATTTTAATTTGTTCCCAATCATCCCTAATATCAACTGTTCTTCCTAGAGCCTTTAAACCTTTTAATGGATGACTAGCAACACGTTTTTGCCATTTCAAACTTTTACTTTTATTAGCTACATACCAATGCTCATTAGTTTTAAAACACAGACCATACCGCATCTTCATAGGAGTGTCTAAGTAGTAAAAATTAGATAAGAATCGGTAATCATCTGTGAAGGATTCTATCATAATATAGTCTCCATCACATCCCAATATCCATCATATTTAACACTATCGTCATACTCTCGTCTAACTTTACGGTACTTCTCTCTATTATCTTTAATCCTTGCATTATCTTTACCTATAAGGACTGTTCCACATAAAGACCATGTATAAGGTGATTTCTCGCAAGCGAGGTTACTTAATAAACGACAATCTTCGTTTTCCCAATCTATTTCACGTTGAATATCCCTGTGTCTGTCTTGGTAGTCTGTGTCAACTTGTGACATTGCTAAACTCCTTATTGTGTTTATGATAATCCGCTACAAGATTAAACAACACTTCTTCTATTTTGTCAATATCTGGTTTATTAGGTAATGTAGAATTTTCTGCTACAAGTTCTACTCTATCCATTAAATCCTCTAAAGAAGGTTTAACCTCTGATATCCAGTCTAGTTCACCTTTCTTAATAGACAAGATTAGTTCACGTTCTTTGTCAGGTAACACTACTTGCATACGTCCATTAATTAGCGCACTCTCTAGCTGAAATCCTGCCCGAAAAGCATGAGATACAGCTTTCCACTCAATACCCTCATTATTTCTTGCTAAGTTTGCTCTGTTACCATACTTACTAATCTCAGATGCCACTCTTTCAATAAACTCTGATAAGTGTGTAGTCCATTGGTGTTTTTTACTTAGGACTTCATAATAGTCTTCTTCTTTTTTAAGAAACTCATTAACAGGGAGTAGACTTTTAATTTTTTCTAGTCTATCATCATCTTTACGGGAATAGCTATCATAAGCAGACCTTACTAAGTAAAGGCTATCTAATCTACTCCCTTTAACACCATATTTAGCAGCCTGTCTACGACAGTACCCAAAATAAGCTTTCATATCTTTGTGTATGAATAAATCATAAAACTCGTTACGTAGTCTGTAAACAGGATGTCCGATCTCTTCTGCAAGTTCGCTACTGATCATGTTACCAAACTCGTCATAGTAGGTTACAGCAGATTCTGGGGCAAATAACATATCGAATGTTACCATTTCTCCTTTAGATAACAACTGTACAAACTTTTGAATGCTATACACTTCATAGTCAGTATCATCGCTACTATTCTTCTCGTTACTTTTATTGGTGGAAAAATCTACAGTATCTTTTACCTTACCTAATACCATATCTTTAAGGCTTGGCATATAGATACCTTTAAAGTCTTGGTCTGATTCAGGTGTATTTAGTTGGTATAGATGACTACCATGAATAAATTTAGCTAACATCCGCATAAAACATATCCTTCTCATATTCCTCAAAATCCCAGTTATTCTTCCAAGAAAGACATTCTTCCACTAGGATCATTAAATCATTATCAAACTGTGTACTAGATTCTCTCGATAACCATATCATATAGTCTGGGTCTTCATAACACACTTCTTCGCAAGTTCTACCCTTGTATCGACCAAAATGCAACATACTGTATTTGGTAAGGGTAGCTTTTTTATTAGCAGTCTTTTTAAATTTAGCCATGTTCATTCTCCTATTATGTTCATCTAAAATATACAAGAGGTTAAAAGTGAACGTTAAAGGCTTTCTGCATAACCTTTTAGTGCAGTTATTACCTCTTGTGAGGAGGTAGAAGCCCTAATGATATCTGCACCTGTTTCGTCCCAAGCTATGTAGAGTGTAATTTCTAGTAGTGTATTATAATAAGTAAAAGGTACTTCGGTAATATGCCCTTCCATCCAATCTTCATAACCCTCACACTCATTTAGTTTCATTTTTAATTCTCCTATAAAATTCTTTAACGTCTTTATGTACCACAATATCTTCGTATGTAGGTGGTCTAACAAAAGATACCCTTCTGAGGTCTTTACAGCGACTCAATGCAACATAAGATTGCCCATGGGAAAACGTCCCTTTACCGAAATCTATAGCTACCTCGTTAAGCGTCAATCCTTGGCTAGAGTGTATAGACTGGGCATAGGACAATTCTAAAGGTATCTGAGTAAAACGGCTAATAACCTCTTTCTCTAATACACCAAATTTATTCTTATACTCGTATTTATCCCAAGTGTTTAAATGAACATCTACTTCCTGTCCACTATCCTTGATAACTCTTACCATAATGTTATCTACATAAGAGACAGTGCCTTTTTCTCCATTAACGTATTCACCATGTAAGTCATTAGCTTTAAACATCACCTTACACCCTTCACGTAACTCAATTTTATGAGGGACAGCACTATCATTCCATTTATCTTCTGTTAATACATTCTCTATCTTAGCATTAAACTCAAAGATAGGGGTATCCAGCATCTTAAAGTAACGTCTGTTATACTTCCTTACATCTGCTTTGTAACAACACATAACCGTTACATCAGGAGAAGGCTCATAGGGTAAAGCTTCAGCTACAATAGCGTCGAGTGCATATTTGTAGTATTTGTCCTTACGTCTAATACTATTAAGCATATCAACTTGTCTCTTATCCTCCTGACGGAATACAGTGGTAAGCTCTACAACTTTAAAATCAAAGATATCACTCTTAAAATTAAAAGGAGAAGAGTATTGACTGTAGTACGCTTTCTCTTCATAAGAGGTAATAACAGAGTCTAATTGAAAATAATCACCTACTAATACAAGCTGTAAACCACCGTAAGGTTTTTTGTTACCACGGATCATCTGAAGCTTAGAATTGATAAGTTCTAATTGATCCATACGAAGCATACTACACTCATCTATTACAATTCGCTTAATAGGTGAGAAAGGGTTAAACAAATCTTGTACTTTACGGCTTGCTGTCATAAAGTCCTGTATGGTCGGGACTCCTAATGGTAGTCCGAAAGTTCTATGACAAGTAGCACCTCCTATATTCAACGCTGCTATCCCTGTAGGCGCACATAATAAAGTGTTAGGGTCTAGTATCTGTTTGATGATATGACTCTTCCCTACACCCCCCGACCCTGTAATCAGTACATTTTCTCCTGACAAAATATATTTTAACGCTAAATCTTGTTCTACGGAATTATTACTCACGTATCCTCCTCTCTACTACTTCTACTAAACATGAACTTACAGAAATCATCCCACTTAACCTTAACTATATAAAAAGCTCCTACGATATTCCCTAATATAAACGCAATAAAAATAACCCCCACTACGTACCATATTATACCTTCCATTAAAGTTCATCCTCGAAGTTCATAACAAATTCATCTATAGAATCAAACAAGTCTTGTTCTTCTTTTGTGAGTTTATCATAAGGGAATTCTTCTGCCAAGCGTTCTCTAAGTTTGTTCAATAGTACCCTAGCTTTATTTTTATTCATCCTTCCAATCCTTATAGAAACAAACTTGTTCAGATAATTCGTTGTTTAAATCCTCTAAGTCAGATAATTGATCACGAAGGTCTCTGATCTCTTCTTCAAGACTATCTATAATCTCATCTTTATCTTCTGCTACTTCATCAACAGCTTCTTCAATAGCGTCTGATAGAAATTCATCAATCTCTGACAATAGTTCACTAACATTTGTAAAACGGTAGGTTGACATAATGTTCTCCTTAATTAATATCTTTCATGTACAAATTTTCATTAATATCCCTTGCTCTATCCCAGTAAACTCTTCCTCTAATACACTGGTATAAGTCAAAGGATTCCACTAAGTTTCCTATAGGATGGTTAGGTATAGGGATAATTATTTCTACCCTAAATAACTTAACCAATCTTTTTGTACCTAATGGTTTTACTTGTACCTGACATCCTGTTATTTCAGATAACCGATCTCTCATTTGGTACACTTTCTCTTCAAAATCTTGTTCTATCATTTTGTTATCCAATGTAGTGATGGAGCGTAATCGTACTCGAAGTCATCCTTAATAAATTCAAACCAAGCGTATGCTACAGAGTTTGCCGTAGGTTCTTCATTTACCCCTTTAGTACAGCTTACCCTGAAACCAAACTGAAACATATTTTCCATATGCCATTCTCCATATTTGAGTTTTCGGCTTCTACTGTTAGATTCTATTGTAGTCATCCTATTAAACATAAGAAGCGTAATAGGTGACTCCTCTTTAGACGCAAGCTCATAAAACTTGTCTATAAAAGCTTCAGTTAATGTAAATGGTGGGTTCATAACCACACAGTCAACCCCTTCAGGTAATCTATCTAAAGTCAGGAAGTCTTGTACAGAGTCTTGACAACCGTAATCTACTATATCCGAAGTAATACACTCTTTACCAATGCTTTTTAGGAAATTTGAAATCTTCCCTAAACCATTACAAGGGTCATAATACTTTTTATAATCATCAAATACATAACCGTACTGGTCATAGAAAGATTCTAAAGCAATTTCAGGGGTATTATATAACTCGTTACCCTCTATTTCTTCTTTAGGTTTCCTTTTTGTATTAGCGCTTGCCATCAATAATCTCCCTTTCATAAATTTCCATCATTTTATGTCTAATACCCATGCCTCTTGTAAGATGGTTAGGGTGGTATGGGTTATAATTTTCCACAACTTTAGCTTGTCCTGAACTACTATATACGTAACCTCTAGTACCTGAAATATTGATATTATTGTCTGCCATGTGTTTTAAGACAGAGATCAACCCTTTTCGACAAGTTTTAGCTTGAATCTGATCATAGTATGCTTGTGTAACCTCATCTGATACAGGGTTAAGCTCCCATGAGGATTCTTCCATACGATAATTATCACTATCTGGTGTTCCTCCCCATACAAGAGGTGTATCGTTACAAGTTGTATCTGATGGTCTATTTTCTTTAAACATTTTCTATCTCCTCTAATTTTGTTACATCACAAGGTATAGTATCACCTACGTCTGGTATAAACAACGATGATGCATCTTCTAGCACAGAGTAAAACCACTCCTTTTCTTCTACAGATTCTGAATCATACCATGAATCCTCTACGTAAACAATAATTTCTGCTTTAATATATTTCATTTATTAATTACCTCCTCAAAAGTAATAGGTTTATAACCTGTATGTTCTAGACATACGTTAATATATCTTTTATCTTTTGTTGTCCAATATACTTCATCTGTGTATTCGTCGTGGTGAAGTTCTTCAACTATCCTATTATGCAAGTGCCCATGTATACATCCATTACGACCTCTCATCTCTTGAAAATGTATAGGGCAATGACTAAACCAATAATTTCTCTTACAGTATAATGCATGTATACTATCATATACATCTACTAAGTGTCGCATAGTAATTCCACGTTCAGTATCATGGTTTCCGCAAATAAGTTTCTTATGCCGACAATTAATACTCTTAATTTTATCTAACCAGTAATGGTCAAAAGCAACATCCCCTAACAAGTATAAAGTATCACTTTTTCTTACAGTTGTCGCTAAGTTTTCAAAAATAGTATTATGGTGTTCATCTGCATCAGCAAAAACAGCCCGATACTTGTGTATATTATTATGTCCAAGATGTAAATCCGCTGATAATAGTAATCTAGAAATTTTAATACCCTCCTGCAAGAACTCTTACTACTGATTGATACCCACAATCTAAAACGTCCGATATATCTTTAATACTGACGTTATATTCATTTAATTTTTTAACTTTATAACAAAAAATACTATATTCTTCACCTTTAAGTAACAAATCTTCATCTATTATATCCCACTTCCTTTTCATAACATTTAGTTTATTACTAAATACTTTTAGACCTTTGCATACATTGAAATTTCCTATACATACACTTGCATAACCTGCGTTATTTATTTTTGCATTAGGTGGTACGCCAGCTTCATAAAAATCATATAAAAAATCTACTAAGTTTTGTAAAAAATTACACCAAGATCTATGGAGTTTAATAGTTATAGATGTTGTAGCTCTTTTAGGTTGTCTTCTTATACAACCGTCACCGTCTATAAACCCTATGTAAAATGCTATAAGTTGTTCCTTGTCCATAACGTCTTCGAAATTCACAGTAGGTGGGTTATATGTTTTCGGTTTCCCCTCTTCATATCCCAGTATTTCCGCAATCTTAGGTACATAATCTTTACTCATAAAAGCACCACAGTGAGGTGTTGTATATTTTTTACCAAGGTACTCTACAAAATCTTTAACAGTACCTTGGTCTTTATCGCCTAACGCCAACTTTATACGAGTACCTTTACAACTAAAACTGCCATCTGCTAACAAAAAACCTAACCAATAGCTGCTTTGGATAGAACCATCTAAAAGTTTACCTACCCCCTTTAAATCCGCTGATAATAGTAACCTACTCATACCAAAAACTCTCACAATTAATCATATCAAATACCTCCTCTTTAGGGCTAAGTTTACTTGCTCCTGTATGTTCCTCAATAAAGTAACAAGCTTCATAATGATTATATCCTGCATTAATTAAAATATCATACATTATTTGTACTCCTCCACATAAATATTATTTTCTCTACGATATCCTAACTCCCGACAAAAAGCAACATGAATATAAGGTTCATAATCTCTAACTGTCCAAAGTATTAAAGATTCTAGATGATCGTCTGATATATTGCAAAGTTTAATTCTTTGTGGTTCTTCTAAATAATTACCTTGTGCATCTAAGGATCTCCCCCATGTGAACGTCTGACGGTACTTCTCCCAATCCTTATACATCATATCTGCTTGACTCTGATTTAGCTCTATAGAGAAGTCTAGCTCGTTGTAGGGGTTGTCTGGGCAGTCTTGTACATAGGCTTCATATAGTTTATCTAATGGTGACACTTTATTCTCCTTATCATCCTCTGTTTTATACATTGTACTACATATAATTTGTTTGTCAAACATTATTTTATGATTAATTAATGAGGGTACAGTGAATTATTGTTTGACAACAAGTATAATGTCGTGTTATTATGTAAGTAAGCGTGAGAGGTTTGGGACTACCTATCGTCCTCTCTATAACGTACCACAAGATAGCAATGGTGGTGTAGCACTGGGTAGAGGAGAGCAAGTCTCCTAGAGTTAGGTGCGAATAGCCTATCGTTTCTTATTAGACGATGAAAAGTAACTCTACTACGGCTGATGATAATATAAACCGTAGCAACAATTCCTTCTCCTAATGCAGAAGGTGGAAAGCTCAGAATAATGAACTCAAGAAGATAATCACTACGATGTTTCTTAGATTCTTTTTCTAGAAGAACTATCCCTATACACTCGACATAAAACTGATTATAAAGTTTCCTTTTTAAGGTTGTTGGGGTATAGGGTAGATCTATCTAGAATTTGAATCTAAGAAGATAATCTATTAAAGAATACTCTAATTAGAGATCTTTATTACTTCGTAATAGAAATATATCTAATACAATACAGCCTAATATACATTAGTTTAAAGGAATATGAAAATAAATTCAAATTAATTGCATAAAACTATTGACAAGATAGGATATCCATGTAATAATGTACATATAAGGTTAAGAAAATAACTAAGGAATTAAATATGAGATGTGTTAGCTGTGATCGTATACTAACCGATACAGAACGACTAGCGTATAAATATACGTATGATGAAAGTAAACCTGAAGTCTTTGTAAGAACAGGAGAGATGGAGGATATGTGCCATTCTTGTAAACATAAGATGCGAGAATCTGATTCTTATATCAATAAAGACTATGCACATTCAGCATTAACTGAAGGTCTATCCATGCCTACAACAATGAGTGATTATCTATGAGCAAAATAGAGAAGATGTTACAATGTAACGACTGCAAAGATAAATTAGATAAGCTTTGTGAACAATTAGATTATAATGATGTAGAACGAGAAATTGCAGCAGAAGTTTTGTTGTGGTTAGAAATGGGTAAACTTAAATCTAAGTCTTTGGAAGATGCGGTTAACTCATTTTCATTACCTCAACCTGTAGGTTTATGGGATAGTAGTGCAAACACCATTAAATGCTAATCTATTTACTAGATTTAAACTTTAGTATTAAACTAAATTATCAATTAGAACAATGGTTTAATAAAATTGATTAAAAAAGTTCTTGCAATCTAGAAAATAGATGATAGAATATTAATATGAAGTGAAAGTTTTAATTAAGGAGAAGTTTATGAACGAATATACTTTTATTAACCCTACACCTGAAGCCATTACTTTTATTGAAAGTAATCCTACTTCTAGGAAAGGGTACGACTTTTGTACCAAAGAACTATCAGACGAACTTTGGGATTAAACTTTCATAAAACTTAATATGCACACCAAGCCTCTTAACAATGCTTAACTAAGGTGAGGCTTTTATAGAGGCGGGTTAGAATTCTGGTGAATTCACAAGGCTCATAACCTTGAGTAGAATGGTTCGATTCCATTACCCGCTACCATTTCGGGAGTGTTAAACAATAACAAGAACTCCCTTTCCTCTTGCAGTGTCTCGAAACTGCACAACACTTTAGCAGAGTCCTTCCCTCCTTCGGAGGATAGTGCGTAAATCTATCCTAGCTTACTTGTTTTCCTTCTCCTCCACGTAAGCTGCTCTGCTATTCTTTCTTTTATTAAGGACTTATTTTATGGCACGTAATCTTGGTGGTAGGCCTAAAGGGTCTCGTAATAAAACAAAAGCATCTTCTGAGATAAAGAAAGCCCTTAGTAAAGGTAATGGTCTTTTAGAATTTAAAACCTTCTTAGAAAATAAAATGGCGGATGATAAAGTCTCAGATGTTCAGATGAACAAGTACCTAGATAAATACTGGGACTTACTAAAATATATTCACACCGAAAACCTCAAACTAGAAAACCCCAAAGATAGCGGGTCTGATAAAGAAGACACACCTAAAGAGATATCTAGAGGAGAGAATACTACTAAAACTCCTCCTAGAGATGACAGTAAGGTAGCTAGGTTACAATTCGGCGGTAACAAAACTAATTAAAAGGGTATAATTAATATGGCGCAACGTCTTTTATTAAATGCACAAGGTACAACGAATCAGCATGGTGAATTTACTTCACCAATTAATATAGCGGCTAATGAGAATTTCAAAATAACCATACGATTTCGCCGCTTGTCCGGTAACGAAGATATGGAAATCTTCGGCACGGCTTCATCAGGTTCGAGCGACTGGGTTTTTGAAACAAATGCTATAGCCACACCGATATCAAGATTCAATGGAAATGCTAGTGACCCTATATTGTTTAACACTAGCGCGATGTACGATTATGACTTTTCAGTCATGGAAACATATTCAATTGAGCGAAGCGACGGCCAAAATGTAACTCTATCGAGAAATGGAGTTATTGCTGATACCAAGGCGTTCACAGACCAATTATCTATCAGATTTTTAGGGCGTAGAGGGTTAGAAACAACTATTGATGCGCCCCTTGCTATAGAACTATTTGAGGTTGAGCGAGACGGTATTCCAGTACACCGCTACAATGGTGAAGGCACTAACGGTGATTCGTTAGTCATGCCTGACCAAATAGGCAGTAACGACATTACCCTAAAGAATATGCCCAACTCTACAGGGCATTGGGAGTCATATGTTGACGCTAGGCCGGTAATCACTCTTACGCCTCCTCAAACGACATATGATATCAATCAAAACGATTCATTTACTTACCCAACTGCTACCGCTACTGATGATGTCGATGCTGATGTGGCGGTGACCCCAAGCGGCACTGTAGACACTTCGACTGTAGGCACATATACACTTACCTATAATCACACTGACTCAGACGGAAATGCAGCTACACCAGTTACGGTTACGGTTAATGTGAATGAGGCTGGTGTATTGCCACCAGAAATAACGCTTGACCCACCACAAACAACCTATAACATCAATGAAGGTGATTCCTTTACCTATCCAGTCGCTACAGCCACTGATGATTTAGATGCTGATGTTACAGTTACCCCGTCGGGTACAGTTGATCCTAACACAGCGGGAACGTATACTCTTACTTATAATCATACAGATAGTAATGGTAATGCTGCTCAAACGGTAACAGTAACTGTTATTGTTGCTTCTGTAGGTGAAGCTACTCAGATTGACCCTTTAACTTTACCTTTAGCTAGTAATGTTCAATTTAATTATGAAGGTACGTTAGCTACTAATAACACAGCTTTAGGTGGTTCAGGGGGACGTTTTTGTATCTCTGAAGATGGACAGAGCTTATTTATAGAAAGGCAGTATGTAGTAGGTGAGTATAGAATGCCTACTGTATTTAATCCTGCTACAATATTAGACGATGTTGATTTACTCGAAGAAATCCAAGCTCCTGTATCTATAACGGGAGATATTGTGGATGGCTCATTTACAAGACTAGACCCAAGTGTACCTACTAACTTTTTCCGTATTGTTGGTATGGCACATAAAGATGGTAAGTTAATTATTAACCACTTGAATTGGTATGATACAAGTACAAATAGAGTACATTCTACTATTGTAGTGGAGGATGCTAGTGACCTTGCTAACTCTGTAATTGAATCTAATTACGGGATGGTAGGAGTTAACCGTCAATCAGGTACAATGATAAAAACCCCAGAAAATTTAGTAGATTTCTTTGGTGGTGAGATACTGTCATTTGCCCCGCAAGAATCTATATCTAGTCGGCATGATTTCGGCCCTAGTATTCGACCTTTTAATCTAGAAGAGTTAACACCTAATAGTAGTGCAGGTTCTCCTGTTATTTTTGGACAACCTACTGTGATGGAGTACCCATTTACAGGAAACGATTCAGAAGGTAAGCCTAAGAAGTTTTATGACAGATATGAGTATGATGATTTTATAACTTCTACCTATGACGGTGCATTAGGTTATCCTTTAAATAACAACCAAATTCTACAAAAAGAAAATGGTGAGTTTACTTTAAATAACTGGTGGAATTTATCTAGTAAAGTAATAACAGCATTCGTAATACCAAATACCAGAACTCTAGTTATTTTATCCTCTTTAGTAGGGGGTAAAAGAGCAGGTTACTACGAAGAAGCTACTGTACAGCCTTCAAGGGTTAAATTTGGTCTAGAATATAAATACAAAACTTGGTACTACGATGAAGCTACCAATGAGTATAAAAAAAGAGATTACTATTCTGCTGGTAACTCTCCTGCAATAGAGGATGACAGATACACCAATGTTATGTTCTTTGACTTAGCTGATATAGCAGAGGCTAAAGCAGGTACTAGAGGGACATGGGATATTTATCCTTATGACCAAGTGCTGTTAAAAAACCTTGCAGGGATAGGTAATAAAGACGGTTTACACGCATTACCCGCAGCAGGGTATTTTGATTTAACACGTAATCGTTTATTTATATCACATGCAGGGGAGATACAAACAGGGGTATACACTTCTGTTCCAATTATTAATGCAATTAACGTTACAGCAGATGTAAATAAACCTGTCATTAAGTTATACCCTGATAGAGATAAAATCACCCACATAAAAGGAAGACCTTTTACCCCTCCTGAAGGGTCTGCGGTAAACCCAGATGGTACAGTAACTAATTTAACTCCTACAGGTAGTGTAGATGTAGATACAAATGGAACTTATACATTAACGTATAGCCATTCTTTTAATACTGAACCTGCTCAAGATAGAGTTTTAGAAGTCACTGTTATTGACCAGCCTGTGTTAAATAGCGCTCCTTTAGTAAGTGTAGGTGAGGATTTTTCTGCTACTACAGGACAAAGCCTTAGTATTACAGCAGTAGTATCCGATGTAGATACCAACGACTTAATTACCTATAAGTGGGTACAAGTAGGTAGCACTAATTTAGGATTGGAAAATGGGGAAGTTGATTTAGAATCAGCTACTTTAACCTTTACACCACCTAATACCGTAGCAGGGACTACACAAACAGTAAGATGTGAAGTATTTGATGGGATCAACTCTGACTTAGATGATGTACAAATAACTTTTGAAGAAGGTCAGGTAATAGACACTCTTAAACCTGTGATAACTTTAATTGGAGCAAATACTGTTGAAGTTATTTTAAATGATAGCTATACAGAGCAAGGAGCAACTGCTATAGATAATGTAGATGGAGATATAACAAATGACTTAGTTGTCTTTGATAATATTGATACTACTACATTAGGTACATATCAGGTTACTTATAACGTTACTGATGCAGCAGGAAATTCCGCAGACGAGGTTATCAGAACAGTCAATGTTGTACAAGAGATATCTAACCTACCTCCTATAGCTAATGCAGGGGTAGATAGGGTAGTCCAAGCAGGTGCGGAAGTAATATTAAATGGAAGTTCATCTAGTGATAGTGATGGAAGTATAGTTAGTTATGAGTGGGTAGAAACTTCCTCCTCGAATGTTAGTTTACTCAATGCTAACACCGCAAACCCTAGTTTTATTGCCCCAACAAATACTAACCAAACTACCTTAGAGTTTACTTTAACTGTTACGGATAACCTAGGTCTTACATCAAGCGATAGTGTTACCATTACCGTAGAAGCTGAACTAACTCCACCTATAATTACACTATTAGGGGATTCGGTAGTCACAATAAATGAAGGTGTGTCTTATACGGACGCTGGTGTAACTGCAATAGATTCTGTAGATGGGGATTTAACCTCAAGTGTGGTGGTTGTTAATCCTGTAGATACTTCTACTGTAGGTACATATAGTATTACTTATAATGTGACAAATAGTTCAGGGATAGCTGCCCAAGAGGTTACAAGAACAGTAATTGTAGAAGCAGTATCTAATACTATTGAGTCTTCCTTATCGGTTTCTTACCAAAACATGCAGAACAAAGTATATACAACGGTAGTTGTAGATATGGATAATGAAAAAATTATTTTTAACCAAAATGTCTTATGGCAAGATGGTGTGTATAATTTTAACTTTATCGGAACTCCTGCGGGAACTAACGTAAAAGTGATGGCAGATGATACGATAGAGGGTGTTCTTCAAAATGAGGTTACACAATGATATTAGGACAGATGGGGTCGTTAGGGGTATTTGGAACTGAAGCCCCGTCTGACATCGACCAAGAACAGGTATTACTTATTGCTTCTGCTCAATTTGAAGTTGCAGGAAACGGGCAGTACTTTGGGTTCAATAATAGAGATAATATATCTATTATAAAATTCAAAGTAACGGATAGTTACCAAGAAGGTATAAATATCTCTAATGGTTTCTTTGATTTTGAGAACAATGGGGTAGATAAGGTGGTAATAGAGGTAGATAATAGTCCTTACTCTATATCCAGCGATACCCCTTCAATTAACTTCTCTAAAGAAAACATGATTGTGCGATTCGGAGATCTTAATATCCCTTATAATTTTAAAGGTAAGATTAATGTGATTGTCTATGTAGGTAACGACCCAGATGGTATCTTTATGTCAAACCATACAGGACGTTATATTATGATGGTCAACTATCAAGTATAGGAGAGGAAATGACAATTAAAAATAAATCAACGCTAGGTACGCCTAGCTTTATTAAAGAGTTTTACCAAGACTGTAAAAATGGTATAGCTACAGGTTGGTGGAATGAGAAGTTTGCCCGTAGAGGTGAACTAGTCAGAATTAATCATAATGACAAAACTCTATCAACAGTGTACGATTTAATCAATTATATTAAAGAGTCACATAAAGATATTACTGAAGAAGATATTGTTTCTATTGCGAACTCTGTCTATAATACTTACCCGTCTTTAGCATTTAAACGTGCTTATTTATGGGAAGTAGATGAAGAGAATTCTTTTACACTTAAAGGTGAAGGCAGTGACCTTAAAGGAGATTACACTCAAGACCTTTCCACTGATAAAGGTGAAGGTCTAGAAAATGATTCTCCTGAAGAACCTGAAGACAAAGAAGTCGTAGTAGAAGAAAAAGAAGAATCAGATGCCCCTGACTTCGAATACGCTAAGACCATTAAATCTAAAAAAGAATTGAAAGACTATGCCAAAGATTTTGGTTTTGACTTAGATTCTAGAAAGTCATTAAATGTTATGATGAAGTCATTCCAAGGAAAGTATCACGCTTCTAAAGGTAAGTAGTTATGGATGATTTAGCTTTAACTATAGAGAAATCCTTTATTGACTTTCAGAGTAAAATAGAACTTCAGCCCCACCAAGATAATTTCTGTGCAGCGACACAAGACTTAGTATTCTTTGGTGGTGGTGCGGGTAAGTATAGAGTCTTATAATTGCCCACTTTAGGAGAAATCCTTTAGTAAAAAGATTAGGTTAATTGCTGGAAAGCACGGAAAAGAGTTAGCTACAATATTCCTGAAAAGAGAGTATGAATGCTTGACAATAACTCTTTTAATTCGTACAATCAGCAGCCAAGGGTCTAAGTCTTGTAAAGATATGATCAAGGTTCATCGACTATCCCTTAGAGGGAGTACACGTTTATTGCGTGGAAAAGCCTAACCCTTAGCATGTAATGATGAAGGTGAAGATATAGTCAGGAGCGATTAAATATAAACCAGTAAGTAAACTGAGGTAATAATGATTTTAGTCTATAAAGCAGTAAATAATATAAACCAAAAAACCTATATAGGTGTTACTAATAATTTTTCAAGACGTATAGTGGAACACACTAAATCTGATACGCCTTTCGGAAACGACTTGAAAAAAGATATTACTAATTTTACATTTTCTTTTGAGGTTTTCGACTCTTATGAGAGTGCGTACAAAAGAGAAAATCAATTAGTAACTGAAATAGAAGCATCTTCTGAATCTCATTATAATCAGAGATTAGGAGGAGAATTCGGTAGATTAGGTAAATTTGCTTCCAAAAAAGCACATGATAACCATCCTACTCATTTCTCCACAGATAATAACCCTATGAATGACCCTAACAAAAAAGACTTGATGATACAAAAACAGAATAGAAAGCCGGTTAGTGTTGAAGGAGTCGAGTATTCAGGTGTAAGAGAGGCTGCTAGGATGTTAGATGTATCTCGACAAGGTTTAGTTTATAGATTAAAATCAGAAAATTACCCTAATTACTTTTATATTTAATCGCTTCGGGTGGTAAAACATTCTCCGCTTTAATAGATAATCTTCAAGGCATACATGACCCTGATTATGTATCTATATTCTTCCGTAGTACAACAACTGAAATTAATAAAGGTCTGTGGTTAGAAGCTAAAAAGCTTTATATGCCTCTTCTTACTGATAACGGTAAACGTAATGGTAAGATGTTAGGTGCAGCTAAGATAAACGAGAAAGACCACGCTATCACTTTTCCTAGTGGTGCAGTTACCTTCTTCGGTTATCTAGAAAGGGATGCTCACGCAGACGATCATTACGGGCAAGAATACGCGAAGATATACTTTGAAGAGTGTCAGTTCAGGTCGTGGTATCAGTTCAATACATTGTTATCTCGTAACCGTTCAAGGGCACAGGTAGTAAAAGGTTTTAGAGCCACACTTAACCCTGACAGAAACCATTGGGTGTATGACTTTGTTAAACGCTTCTTAGATGAAGAAGGTTATCCAATTAAGAAGCTTTCAGGAAGGACAGCGTACTATACTATTGACAATGATAGGTTGTACACATCTTGGAATAAGAAAGACCTAATAGAAGCTTTCCCTGAAGCAACACCTCAGAGTTATACTTATATTCCTGCTACTCTAGATGATAACAAAAAGTTATTAGAGTTAGACCCAAAGTACAAGACCAAACTAAACTCACTTCCTGATATTAAACGTAAACAACTATTACTTGGTTGTTGGTTAGATACAGGTAACACAGGTCTTTACTTTAAACGAGATTGGTTAAAGCCAGTACAATCTCTACCTCTTAAGTGCGTTAGAGTTAGGTCTTACGATTTAGCAGCTTCTGAAAAAACACCTACAACTTACCCTGACTTCACTGTAGGTATAGGTGTAGCGAAAGACTCAGCAGGTAACTTCTATTTGTATGGCTCTTACGTTAGAGAGTTTAGGGACGATGATAGCGATATACATGGTTGTTTTCGAAAGAACTCAGGACAACGTGATCAGATAATACTGACTCAAGCTATGCATGATGGTAAAGACTGTGAATTAGTTATACCACAAGATGCAGGGGCAGCAGGTAAAGAATCTTTTCAGAATAAAGTGAAGTTCTTCCTATCACATGGGTACAAGGTTAAGAAAGACCCCGCTGGACATACATCTCGCAAGGGGGAGAAAGCTGAACCCTTCTTAACAGCATGTGAACATGGTTTTGTCTACATTGTCAGGGATTCATTCACTCCTGCTACTTATGATTGGTTAATGTCACAGCTAGAAGTCTTTAATCCCGAAGAAAAATCTACATCCTCTTATAAAGACGATGCAATGGACGCTTGCGCTACTGGGTTCAATTACCTTAATACACGTAATGCAGTTACTGTCCAAATGTTACCTGATATTAGTTCACCTACTCTGAAGAGTCAACTTGGAATTTAAGGATATTATGTCAGACGAAATAAAAGAGATTAAAAAAGCTGAATCTAATCCTAATTCTGAATCAAAAAGACTTAGGTTAGGTGAAGTAGGTACTCCGTATATTAAAGCTATCGGAGGTATCATTACAGAAGAAGCTCGTAGGGAGCTACAGTTTCCTAGATGCTTACAAACATATGATGAGATGAGACAGAATGCTACAATAGCAGCAGGGTTAACTGTTAATGAAGTTTTCCTTACTAAAGCTTTGATGAACATTACTGTCAAGGCGGGAGACCCTAACAGCGCTAAGTCTGTAGAGTATGCAAAAGCTTTAAACTGGAACTTAAAAAATCTAGTAGGGCAAACTTGGTATGATGTCGTAACTGCGATGATCACCTACCAACAATACGGCTTCTCTTGGTTAGAGAAAGTGTATGAGAAGAATACTAGTGATTCTTACCCCTACAAATACAAGATTAAGAAATTAGCTCCTCGCTCTCAGAAGAGTATCAAGGGTTGGTTACTAGGTGAAGATGCTAGAGAGCTTAAAGGTTTAGAGCAATGGCCTCAGTCAATCCTAGCTAATCCTTATCAAAATTATGTAAGGTCTAATAACTACGGAACTAGCCCTATTAAGCTCCCTCGTAACAAGTTTTTGTTATTCTCTTGGGATAATAAAAACCACAACCCTCAAGGGGTATCTCCTCTCAATGGCTGTTACAGGGCTTATAAAGAACTAAGTCTAATTGCAAGCTACGAGGTTACAGGGGTATCCAAAGACTTAGCAGGGGTGCTTGTACTACGAGTTCCTACAGATATTATTAATAAAGCAGCAGAAGACTCTAGTTCTCCTGAAGCAGCTTCTCTAGCAAGATTGCAACAAAGTGCAGCTTCTGTACATGCAGGTGATCAAACCTACATGCTACTAGGTAGTGATACCATTGATGGTAGTGGTTCAGGACATCGCGCTTACGATGTAACACTACAAGGTGTAGAGGGTGGTAGTAAGTCTTACAAGACCACTGAGCTTATACAAGAACGTAAGAAACAGATACTAGATAGCCTAGGCGCAGGATTCCTTAACTTAGGTAATGACGGTGTTGGTTCTTATGCACTTGCTACAGGTAAACAGTCTCTCCATGCACATTATATGGAGCGTCATTTAATCTTTATCAAATCTGTCTTAGAAAATGATTTATTCAAGCAGTTAGCAGAGATTAATGATTTATCTTTGACCCAAGAAGAAATGCCTGTACTTGAATATGGTGACTTAGACGAGCCTGATTTAGAAACTATCAGTAAGACTATACAACGTATCGGTTCTGTTGGATTACTTCCTAAGACTAAGAAGTTCTTGTTACCTATTTACGAAAGTATGGGTTGGGATATATCGATGCTAGAGGAACTATCCGATGAAGAGTTCTTAGAACTACTTACTGAAGATACTAGCGGTGCTGGTGAAGGACAAGGTACATCTGGCACAGGTAATACACAGTCTGGTGGAGCAAGTTCAGACGGGAATAATGAGAATGCAGCATAATGGATAGTAAAACATTATTAGAGAAATTTAAAGAGTTCCTTGATACCCATTCAGGAGGCTCTAAAGACAACCACGAACAACACGTAGAGTCAGAAGAACCTCTATTTAAGTCTGTAAAAGAGATGGAGCGTAGGGCACTATTTGTTGTATTAGAGCCTCAAGATAGCCTAGACGATGTATCTGACCTCCATGGGGACTACTATGACGAAATTACAGTAGAGAAAGCTTGTAATAACTTTAACAAGCACTCTGACAAAGCAGGTCTTTACCACGAATACACTGTTGATAGTGATTTAGTAGAGATCGAACAGTCTTTTATCAACCCTAGTACATTCAAAACTGAAAGTGGAGTAACAATCAAGAAAGGTACATGGTTAATGTGGATGCATTTTCCTGAACCTAGTAATGAAGAAGATGACACTATATGGCCTGATGTATTGTCAGGAGAATTTACAGGTGTCAGTGTCGAATGTGCAGGAAGAGGATACAATGTAAATGACTAAGAAAGCAAAGAGAGTTATTACAGACTTTAACTTTGAAGAAGAGGGAGCTAGTGTTCATCTAGTCTCTAAGAAACAAGGCGGGGCTGCTAATGGCTTTACAACTCTTATCAAGAAGTCTAACGCTACAGTACAACTACCTGAAGTAGAGAACTTAGACATTCAAAAGAAATTAGAACAAATTAGAGTCACACTATCTATGGAGGAATTCTTACGTAAATTCTTCGATATGTACTATGACGATGCAGAATTGCTTACCGCAATGCTAGGGTATGAAACTGAGCATGAAGCTTATTTGAATTCTCTAGAAGAACCCTCAGAACCAATGACTCACGCAGATTACATTGCTAGTAAGCTGTCAAGTTTTGAGATTATGAAATCGATGCACGAAGGAGAACGTCCACAAGTCTCCGCATTAGAGTATGTAACTATTCTTGAATTACAAGAAAATTTAGAAAAACATGAGGAAATGATGGATAAAGTATCTATTGAAAAATCTCGCTTCGCTGAATTGGAAGCAAATGAAACTAAGCTTACTACTGAAGTTGAACTACGTAAGTCTCTAGAAGCCCAAGTACAAGAACTTACTGGTGAACTAGACACACTTAAGAAAGCACAAGCTGACGCAGAAGCCCAAGCAATGAAAGCTCGTATTGAAGGCTTAGTAGCTGAAGATAAGATTGAGGCAATGACTAAATCACTTCTAGCTATGGATCAAGAGTCGGCAGACCTAATGGTTCAAACTCTGAAAGATTCAGCTAAGAAAGTAGAAGAGTCTGACCTATTCGTAGAGAAGTCTGCTGAAGGTGAACCAGAAGTTAAAGACGAAAAACAAACCCGTACTGATAGTATCCAAAAGGCTTATAACGAAGCACTTGGTATTAAAGAATAATTTTAACAATAACTAATAGGAAAATAAATAATGACTGTTATTGCAACTAAAAATGATGCACAAGTTCTTTCTGGTGTGTTGATGGATGATATGGCTGGCTTAGTTCTAGATTTTAACTTTGCTCATCGCCAAACTCTTACAGAAGCTGCGGCTACCGATGTTAAACTAGGTGATGTAGTTGTATGGGATACTGACCACTGGGAGAAAGCTACTAATCTAGCAACTCTTGATGGTACTAGCCCTCTAGGTTACGGTTTGGGTATTGTTGTTGGTTTTGAATCACTAGGTGATACATATACTAAGAATATGACCACTGGTAACGTAGTTGTACTATACCAAGGTGCAGCTAATGTTAAAGAAGTAGGTCTAGACTTTGGTACACTTGATGCTACAGAAACAGATGCAGCTAAGGCTCAACTTGGTAAACAAGGTATTAAACTTAAAGCTACCACTGAACGACTAGAAACTTCTTTCTACAGCGCTTCAGCATAATAATAATTTTAACGGAGAATATAAATAATGAAAATTAACGGTTTTGAGATCACTAAAGCAGTACGTGATATGGGTGACATCAACAAGGTACACGACCTTACACCGATGATCAGCAAATCGCCTAATATCCCTACTCTTATGAGTGACCTAATCGGTAGCTCTATCCAATCAGAGTTCCTTTCAACTAACACCTTTGAGCATGATGCAACTGAACGCTTCGTAGCAGATATCAACGATAAGTCTTACAGTGAACGTGGTGATGCATTTGACCAACGAGGCGAGACTAAAACTCACCTATTCAAAGTTCCTAGCTTTGGTATCCAAACTCACATCAAACCTTCAGATATCCTACGTAGACGCGTAGAAGGTACTAAAGATGAGATGGAGACTATTGATCGTATCGTAGCTAAAGACCTAGCAGATATCGCTAAATCTTGGTCACTTTTCGAAGAACGTCAGATTGTATCAACAATCACTACTGGTAAACTTTACGTTCCAAACGGTTCTGTACAGTCTTACGATTTCTACGACGAGTATACATCTAATGATGCAGCTAACCGTCCTACATTTGATTTCAACTTTGGTGATCCTAACGCTTACCCTCGTGAAGTCGGTGAAGAAATTCGTAACTTTATTGCAGACAATCTTCTAGATGGTCAGACTGTAGATGGTTTCATCTGTCTATGTGGTAAAGAGTTCTTCAAGCAGCGTATTAAGCACCCTAAAGAAGAACAAGCGATGGTAGATCGTTCAGGTATCCTAGGTCAAGACCCTCTAATCAAGCGTCTTGATAACTACACTAATGGCTCTATGTACCGTAAGTACCGTGGTGCTGATGACATCCTTTACGTAGAGTATACTGCTCGTGTAGGTGGTGTTCCTCTAATTGCAGAAGATGAAGGTTATGTAATGCCTATCAATGCTTCTGGTTTGTTCACTCGTGCGTATGCTCCTGCTGAAACTATGCAGTATGCTAACACTACCGCACAATCACAATATGCTTGGGAATTCCGTGATGAGTTCTCTGGTGTTAAACTGTTCTGGGAATCTAACCAAGGCTTGTACTTGCATAACCCGAATAGCATTGTGAAAGTCACAATGACGGTTGCTTAATAGTACCGTTATTTAAAGGAAGGGGCTTTGCCCCTTCTATTGTTGTTTAAGGAAAGCCATGATAGATATTAATTACTCAGATCCGACTAGCGTTGTTCGTAGCAACATTGGTGATCCTAACACACGTTTCGTAAGTGATAATACTATAACATCTGCATTAGTCAAGTATGACGGTGATATTAATAAAGCCTCTGTTTTGATTATGGAGACTATGCTAAGTCATTTTTCCGTACAAGCAGACGAGAGCAAGACAGATGAAGTAGAATACAAGTATACCAAGCTTTATGAAAGATTCAAAGCACGATTAACAGAATTTAAAAACGAGACAGCTTCCGTTAAACAAGTACCTATCATAATCGGGGGTACTAGATTGTCAGAGAAGAATGCTGTAGCGAATGATGTTGATACATTTCTTCCTATCTTCCAAGACCAATGGAATGATTTACAATACCAACGTAAATTAGTAGAAGAGAGGAAACTATGGAATGTTTAGCATCAGTATTACAAGAGAGACCCGAAACCTAGAAAAGCTAGTTGAAAAGATGGAAAGGTTAGCAAAAGAGAAGGTTGAAACAGGGGTATTTATCGAACAAGGTGAACACCCTAACGCTAACATGACCTATGTAGACTTAGCAAGAATGCATGAAGAAGGGGATGGAGATTTTCCCCCTCGTACTGTACGTAACATACTTCTTAATAAAATGAAAGACAGGTCTTTCGTAGAGAAGGCAGGTATAGAAGTACGTAAGCATTTGTTAGGAGATTACAGTGACAGTTACGCTCTTAATAAAGTAGGAGAGATAATGTCTTCTATGGGTAAGTCTTTCTTCGGTAAAGTTAGTTATCCTGATATGCCTACTAACTCTCCTTATACTATAGCAGAGAAAGGTTTTAATGCACCTTTAGTGGATGAAGGTTACTTACGTGATGCTTGGGCATATAAGACTTCTATTAGCGATTATATAGTGGATAGCAATTATGTTTGATTTACTAAGTACACATACAGTCCCTTTATTTAGACGCTCACTAGAAGAAGGGTATCTCAATAATAACCATGAATGGGTTCAAGCTGACTTCCAAGACCCTGTAGACTTACATTGTAATATTCAACCTTTAAACTCTGCTAAACAAAAGATCATACTCCCTGATGGTGTACGTACTGATGATATGTTGGTGCTGAGAACACGAACGTCTCTTAACATAGCAGACCACTATGGCACAGAAGAAGGTGATGAAATCTCTTACAAGAATGTTAGGTATGAGATTTTCAAAGAAGAGGATTGGAACGGTTACGGTTTAGCTACAGACCACTATAAATATATAATGAAAAGGAAAGACCAAGTATGACACTACAAGAATACCTACAAGGTCTGTCTAAATTAATATCTGATTTAGTGGGAGATAAATTAGCAGTAGCTAAAGGAACTAACCCTATACCTAGTGTCTATATTGAGCGTCAGAAGCCCCCTAAGCCGTTTTATCCATACAGCACTACCTCATATATAGGTAGAGGTAATTATGGCTCTAAAGAGCTTTACAGTTCGTTCTGTGAGGATACTAACACATATAATAGCTACTTTAATCGCAGGATACGACTAAGAGCAGCATTCTACGGTAAATACGGAGATAACGTTCTCGATACCGCAGATGAGCTAGGGGCGAGATTAAGGACAGCTAAGGGTATAGAATTACTCGAAAGGTATATGCCTAATGCGGGATTAACTGGCGTATCTGAACCATCCTATACTGACGAACTGCTAACTACTGATTATCAAGAGTTCGCATTTATCACTATAGACTTCTGGGTAATATCCACCATAACTGATTCTGAGTTTTATACTATCACTTCTGGCGAAGTTGAAGGTAAGCTCTATACGGATTATGAACAACAAGAAGAACCTTTAACATTAACAACAACGTTTGAACATAGTGATTAGGAACAATAATGACTTATAGAAATTTAACTAACATTAACATCTCGTTAGCTACTACGAATGTTACTAGACAAGGCTTTGGTACTCCGCTATTCGCCTCTGCTCATCGATACTTCCCAGAACGTGTACGTGCTTACACCTCTCTCCAATCAGCTTCAGAAGACCTACCAACTAGCTCAAATGCTTATAAAGCTGTACAAGGTTTCTTCTCCTTAAATCCTGCCCCTGCTGTAGTTAAAGTGGGACGTAGAGAAGCAGACTTAGACTTAACTGTAGCAACAGGAGCAACTAAAGCATCTTTAGTATTTAACGCTTCTAATGCAGGAGTTACTTACACACTACCTATTAATATTACAGGAGAAGCTGATGAAGGTGCGGTAGCTACTGCTATTGCTGCTGCTATTGAAGGTGATGCTGATATTGGTGGTCTTGTAGTTGCATCGGCTTCTACAGATACTGTATCTATTGATGTAGCTTCTGCTTCTAGTGAATTCTGGGTGTCTGACCTTTCAGATGAATTATCTGAAGTTTATAATACCACAGAATCAGCAAGTGACCTTATTTCTGCTCTATCTGATGAAGATGATGACTACTACTTCTTCTTGGCAGATGACCATACAGAGACTTTCCAACTAGAAGCATCTGCTGATATTGAAGCACGATTGAAGATGTATTTCACTTCTACACAAAATGCTGCTGCTCTTACTCCTTATACAGCGGGTAGTGCAACAGATGTAGCAGGTAAGATTAAAGATGCTGGAAGAGACCGTACTAAAGTATACTTCCACCACAATGCAGATACCGTATTCCCAGAATGTATTCATGTAGCAGTTAATGCACCTCATGATGCAGGTTCTGTAGCTTGGGCTAACGTTAATCTACCAGTATCTATCTCTCAGAACCCTAACACAGGTCGAGCGCTTACTGCAACAGAGAAAGGTTATCTAGAAGACCGTAATACTTCTTACGGAGAACGTGCAGTATCTACAGGTATTACCACAGACGGTACTACACTACGTAACAACCTAACACCTTCTGGTGAATGGATTTCAAATGTACGTGGTCGTGATAATATGCAAGTAGATCTAGACGCGGAAATGTTGACACTACTTCTTTCTCAGAAAGGAACTAAGATCCCTTATACAGATGAAGGTATTGCCCTGATTAAAGCTTCAGTACGTAATGTCTTAGATATCTATGTACTTCGTAACTTTATACGAGCCGATTATGAGCTAGACTTTGTTAAAGCAAGTGATATGCCATTATCTGCCAAGCAACAAGGTCTATACAACGGTGCTTCGTTTAGTGCTGAACTAGCACAAGGTATCTTGTTTGTAGATCTAACTGGTTCACTAACTCTTAACTTAGGATAATAAAAGATGTCAGAATATATCAGAGAATATAGCCCAGATAAGGTTAACGTGAACTGGGGTGGTAAAGTTCCTATTAAAGGTTTTGCAGACGGAACATTTATCACATTAACACGTAACGTGCCTCGTACAGAGACTGTGGTAGGCGCTAAAGGTGATGTAGGTATCACCCGAACCGCTAACCGTACAGGTACACTAGAGATTACTCTACTACAGAACTCACCTTCTAACCAAATCTTTTCAGCTATTGTGAATACTGAAGATGTTAATGGTGATTTATATCGAGCTAGTATGACTATCGAAGACCCTAGTGGTGGTGTATACGCCCTAGCTAAACGATGTCATGTTCAAACTCCTGCGGATATTACACTAGGAGATGGACAGAATGCTAAGGTTTGGTCTTTCTTTGTAGAGGATATGAGTTATCTAACTCTTCCTTCTGGTTTGAATAAGCAAGAAGCTGTATCGAATATTAACGAAGCAGTGGCAGCTATCCAAACAATCTCAGAAAATCTCAAAACAATTACTAACTAATAATTTTAATTATTAACTTGAGGGCAAATAGATTTATTTCTGTTTGCCCTTTTTTATTCAAAAATAAAGGAGAATGGTATGTTAGGTAAAACTAAATATAGTGAAACAAAGTTATCGAATAATAAGCAAATATCAATTAGATTGCTTCCTGCAATCACCCAAGGTATCCCTGTAGCACGAAGATTACTTAATGTGATTGCCCCTGTAGTAGGTGGTACATTAGATGGTCTTAAGCATGATGAGATTATTCACGGTGCGCCTAAAACTTTCTCAGAGTTATCATTGGTAGTATGCCAACAACTAGAAAAAGCAGATGCGTCTAATCTAGTGTTCACTCTGTTAGATGGTATGGAAGTAGAAGGACAGTCTATTGACCTTGATGAATATTTCTCTGCTAATTACGGTGAAATGATGGAAGTGTTAGAGTTTGCACTACGGGAGAACTTTGAGAGTTTTTTTACGGGAAACGGTATGAAACAGCGTTTTCTGAAAGTAGTAGCAATGATTCAGCAGGGGCATACCGAAGAAATGTCCTCAAAAGAATAGAACACTATAAACATTTTAACCAAGAACGTCAATTACTATATAGAGTATACCAGAGCAAATACAATAAAGAGAATTTAGATACTCTGCAATATTATACAATGGATCAATTCTTTGACCACTTAGAAGGGATAACAGTGTATGAAGATATGGAATTTGCTGCACATAAAGACCATGAATTAAATATGAAAAAGTAGGTAATTAAGTATGGCAAATAATGTAGAAAAGTTTGTAATTGACTTAGGTTTTAGTGCAGACGATTTAAACAAATTAAAAAGTCTACTAAGGCTACAACAACAATCACAGAAAGCAGCTAAAGTACACAATAAACAACAACGTGATGCCCAAGCTAAAGAGTTAGCTTTTAAGAGAAAACAACTTCAGATACAGAAGCTCTTAACTAAAGCTGAAAAAGAAGGGGTTGACGTTGGTAAGTATAAAAGGTCTATAGCTGCTACTAAAAAGATAGCTACTCTTGAAAAGACTCGTATTGAGTTAGATAAAGCTCACTTTGAAGCTAAGACAGCCAATGACAAGAAACGTGCTGCTGCTAAGAAGAAAGAACTTAATGCAGAGAAGCAAATAACCGCAGAGGTAGTTAAACAGAAACAGTTTAACAATATGCCTCCTAAAAGCGCCTTCCAAGCCTCTCAGAGACGAAAAGAGGCAGCACGAGACCAAGACATCTATAATAATGTTAGAGTCCGTCAGATTGAACTGAGAGCGCGTAAAGCAGGGTTAAGTGAAGATGATGTACGTCAACTTAAAAAACAAGCGGAGTTAGCTAAAGGGAATAGGGCAGAGTTTGCTAGATTAAATCAGACTATATCTGAATATGCTTATAAGCAACGTCAAGCAACAATGCAAACTAGAAAAGCTAATCTAGCCATGCAAGGTTTGAATGACTCTACTCGACACATGATACGTTCTTATGCTTCACTGTTTGCTGTCCTCGCTACAGCACAATCTATCAATACGGTAGGTCAGAAGTTTGAAGCTATGCAGTCTGCAATGTTGGCAGCTACTGGGACATCACAAGAAGCATCACAAGAAATAGAATTCTTGGACAAGATGACCTCTCGTTTAGGGTTATCTCTTCTAGATACTTCTGATGCATACACTAAGTTCTTATTCGCATCTAAAGGAAAACTAGACCAATCAGAGACTAGAGAACTATTTGAAGGTCTATCTGAATTAGGGACTACATTAGGTGTCTCTAAAGAGCGTATGAAGCTTTCTATGAATGCTATTACGCAGATGATGAACAAAGGAAAAATAAGTTCAGAGGAACTTAGATTACAGTTAGCCGAATCATTGCCCGGAGCTATACAAATCTTTGCTAGATCAATAGGTAAGAGTGAAGCTGAACTGTTTAAAATGATGGAAAACGGTGAACTTCTTGCTGCTGATGTTCTACCTAAAGTAGCTAAAGAAATGAAAGCTGTAGCTGCTGTGGGACTAGAAACTAAACTAGATACACTAAGGGTAGCACAAGGTCAGTTCTTTAACGAAATGGAGAAAGCACAGAAGACTATATTCGACGGTGGGTTCTCTGAAGGACTTAAAGACTTATTCCAAACCTTAACTACGTTCGCTAGGGAAAATCAAGAAGCACTTGAAGGGTTAGGTAAGGTCTTTAAAACTGTCTTCAATCTAATTGAAGGTATAGTTAAAGTAGTAATTCCTATAATCACCACCTTAGCTGAAACCTTTGGGAATTTACATGATAGTATGACAGAGGCTTTCGGAGAGGATAGTATTAAGAATATTGGCACACAGTTGTCTTTCTTATTATTAGTTCTTCGCCCTGTTTATGCTGCTGCTGTAGCTATCCTAGGTGTGTTTGATGAAATAGCTGCCCTGTTTACTAGCGGTAAAGTTGGTATGTTAGAAGTCGCTATGGGTAAAGACATAGACTTCAATAAAGCAAGTATTACAGGTGGTGAATTATTAAGCTCTCTTAGTAGTCCTACTGAAGCATTTATGACAGCAAGAAAGATGTTCGATTCCTCTAACAGTAACGACAGTTGGGCTAAGAGTTTTGATCGTAATCAGATACCTAACCCTCTTAAAGTAGAAGTTAAAATGGAAGAAGGTCTTGAAGCTAAGATCAATGAAGTTACTACTAAATCTAACAGCACTTATATACTATCAGGGGCTTTCTAATGTCTAGTGAAATTTATATTATACATCAAAAAGAAGCAGGAGGTCTCGTAGAATATTACGAACTTACCTGCACCTCTGAAATAGGGATAACTAAAAGAAATAGTGTGACAGACGTTCCTGTGGAACAAGGGTTCTCTGTCACCGATAATTCTTTCCCTGAACCTATCAGGTTTAATCTAAAAGGTATATTAACTGATGTTAGAAACTACAGCCTAGAATACTATAGAAGTCCTGAAGATAGTATTAAAGCTTTTCATAATCTAATGGACACTAAAGCTGTATTTACCTTAGCTGTAGATGACTCTCTTGAGACCTATGACAATGTAGTGATAGAGAATGTTCACCTTTTAAAGAGTTCAGGTATGGGGTCTTCTTGGTCAGTTAATATCGACCTCAAGCAGATAATCATTACTAACAAAGCTAAAAATATAACCTTTCCTCCTCAAGCCCCTGAGACAGAGAAACAAGCCAGAGCTAAAGCTAAACAAGGCGATAATAGTACAGAAGAGAAGCCTCTACAGACTACACTTCTTATCAATGCTGGACAAGAGTTCGTAGGGTCAAATTTCTTTGCTCAAGCGGCAGGAGCTTTTGGAAGGGCTATTGTGGGAGATGAGTAATTATGCTATTTATTAATAATTCAAGTACCCCTTATTCAGAACAACGCGTTACATTAGGTAATTCTTCTTATGTCCTAGTTTTTAAGTATAACTCCCGTAATGACAGTTGGTATATAACCTTACTAGACTCCTCTGCTCAAGTAGAGATTATTAGTGGAGTTAAACTTGAACCTAACCAAGCTGTAACCAACAGGTATATACTAGAAGACTTCGAAGGGGTCTTAGTTTGCCTTAGGGTAAGTAATGACTACTCCCCTTTGTCTTTTTCTAACTTAGGGAGAGGAAAGGCTTATAGACTGGCATGGGTGTCTGAAGAAGAGGCTGTTTTATTTGGAGTAAACAATGCAGTACAATTATTCTAGATACTATGAACTTCTTGTAGGGTTTCCTGAGACATATAGACTACAAGACCCTGTATACCCTTCTCTTAATGCCACAGACTCTAACACATTAACGTTTGATAGTCCTATTAATTTTATGGCTGTACAGACAGCGGAAGGTACAGGTAAGAGTGTTACAGAAAACCAACTAACTGCTACCGTAAATGGTAATGTGGAAAGTAAAGGGTCTAACGCGAGAGGATGTACAATCAAAGTTTATAACTTGTCAGAAGAGACAGTAAGAGCTTTGACAATGAGTAATCTTAAAGTTATCTTAAAAGCAGGTTATGAAGATGATTACCTTAATGATAATCTTCCTGTTATCTTCTCAGGGCAAGTAAAACAATCTAAGCATGTTACTAAAAGGCATGATAGCTATGTAGAACTTATATGCCAAGATGGGTATACACCTTCTACTGCTATTAAAGTGAATAAATCTCTTAAATCTACAGAGGAAGTTCCTGTAACAGCTAATGATGTATTTGATTATCTAATTAGCGTGTGGAATAAGAATGGGATAGCTTCAACTAACAGTTCTATCAGGTTTGATGACTTACCGATCCATCCCTCTACTGTACCTTTTAGAGGAGGTTGGACAGGAGAAGGTTATCTTAGAGACTTAACAGATGAAATATGTGATGCCTTTAACTACCAGTGGTATATCGTAAATGGGGTCTTATATATACAGTCTGCTTTCGAAAACAGAGTAAGAGATGTAGTAGAACTCGATATGTCCTTAATAAAAGGGATATCGGATGGAGAACAAGATGTAAAACGAGACTCTAACACGAAAGAGAAGAGTCGCATAACGTTAACTACATTTCTTAATGGAACTATTGCAGAAGGTAAGTTTATTAATATAGTCCCTACGTCTGACCCTCTCGATAAGCATACTAAGTATTATGGATTGTATAAGATTATCTCTGTATCACATCAGTTAGACTATAGAGGCGCAGCTTGGGATACTAAAGTGGAGTGTGAAAAAGTATGACAACTTTACCAGAAGTAATAGACTCTTTCATTAATAAATTTAAAAACTCACTAAACACTTGTGTCCCTGCCTACATTACAGAAGTAGTTACTGAAGGAGATTATATCAAATGGGTATCTGTAAGGATAGTTAACCACAAGGCGTACAAGAACGGAGAGGTATTCAAAAGACAGGAGATAACCAATGTCCCTGTTATGTTTCCTTCTAGCTCTGAAGGTATCGTATCTTTCCCTTTGAAAGTAGACGACCCTGTTATGTTAATGTTCGCTCAAGAAGACATTGACAAATTTTTACATGACGGTACTAAAGATGAGTCCCCTCAAACGTTTAGAAAGTTTTCTCTTACAGATGCGGTAGCTATCCCTTGTATACACCCTACTAGTTCTTCTATAAAAGCTCACAAAGATAACTTCCAAGTAACTTTTAAGGACTTTAAGCTGTCTGTAACGCCCTCTGGGGAGACTTCTCTAACTACAAAAGATAATGTAGTCATTGACGCTAAAAGCTCCGTACAGAGCTATAGAGAAGCTTATTCAGTGGATACGAATAAAGTTATCATAGGTAATAGTACCGTAGATATAGTAAGTTACTTGTCAGATTTAACTGACGAAATAAGTAAGATAACAGTTGGTGGTACTCCTATCGATAATAAGGCAGCTTTTGAAACCCTCAAAAGTCTTATTGATACAATTAAGTAGAGGGTAATATGTCAGATATATATTTAAAAAGAGACGGAGACTTTGACCTCACTGAAGGGAAATTATCTTTAATCTCTACACAACAAGATTTAACAGCACAACGTCTTCTGATCAAGCTTAGAACTTACCTAGGTGAGTGGTATCTAGATTTGTCCGAAGGAATACCGTATTTCCAAAGAATATTTAGGAAGAGTGGTAATGCTAAAGCGGTGGCAGATACTATATTTAAGAGTGAGATTAACAATGACGAAGGTGTTGTATCTTTAAATAGTTTCTCTTCTACTTTATCTACCAGTGGTGTTTACTCTTTAACTTTTAATGTAACTACCGTGACAGGAGAAATAGTTACAGTAGAACAGAACATAAATTTTTAAGGATGTAATATGTCATTAACCAATACAGGTTTTGATGCTAGACGTTTCCCAGATATTAGGTCTGAGATGTTTGAAGAAATGGCTAGTAACTTAGCTATAGAATTAGACACTTCTCCTGATCAAGTTCTTAGTATCATTACTAATATTTTCGCTTCTTCAGTAGCAGATATCGAAGAGTTAGCACAAGCGGTAGCTGACAACTTTAACATAGATAAAGCAGAGGGTAAATACTTAGATGACCTTGTAGCGCTTACAAAGCTAAAAAGGTTGAATGAGAGTTTTTCTACAGGTATTATTCATGTATCTAGTGTCGTTATAAGCTCCTCTATCCCTGCTGGTACGGTTTTCTCTGATACGCAAGGTAATCAGTACACTAACTCTATTGCAGCAGATGTAAGCAATCTTAATGCAACTAAAGTAGTAGTATCTCCTACAAATAGTACAGGTATTTTCTCTGTAGTTATCGATGGGACTACTTATAGCGTAACCTACCAAAACACTACGTCACCTTCTGCCATTGTGGTAGGTTTATATAACGAGATTCAAGGTTCTGCTCCTACTAGTATTCGATTAGGATTCCCTAGCAGCACAGAGCTTGAAATAGAGTTAATCGACAAATCGAATACAATGTCTGTTGTACCTAACCCTAACTTAGAAGTTACAGAGGTGGAAGTCCCAGTAGTTGTCACCGCAACGAGAGTAGGGCAAATAGACCCTGAGATAGGCACACTAAACACCCTAGTAAGCCCTGTAGGGGGTATACAAGAGGTATATAACTATTTCAAACTCACAGTAGGTAGAGAAAAAGAGACAGACGAAGAATTACGGATACGTCACGCAGGTAGTACCCAAATATCAGGGAACGCTACTGCCCCCGCTATGTTCTCAAAACTCTCTAATATAACTGGTGTATCTCAAGTACGAGTATTTGAGAATAAGAGTGGTACAGTCAATACTAATGGTCTTCCTTATAAGAGTTTCGAATGTATAGTTCAAGGTGGGGATGAACAAACTATTGGGCAGACTATTTATGAAACTATGCCTCTTGGAGTAGAAACGTATGGAACTACAACAACTATAGTTCAAGATTATGCAGGGAACAATGAAGCAGTTAAGTGGTCTAGACCTACCTTACGTTATATTAATGTCAGAGTAACTTTTGATGCTTATGACGAAGAGACTTTCCCTGACGATGGAATCCAAACTATTAAAGACACTGTTCTAGAAGTAGGCGATCTTCTTTCCTTAGATGAAGATGTAATACCGCAACGTTTTATTGGATACATCTACAATGCAGTCAACGGTATCGCAGAAATGACAGTAGAAGTAGGTACATCAGTTAACCCTGCCTCTCCTACTCCTGACGAAGTTCAATATTCTACAGACCGTATTGCTATCGATGGAAGAACTAAAGCTGATTTCGATGCAGTTAGAATACAGGTGGTACAACAATGATACCAGTAGTCAAGAACCATGAAGACCAAGCATTCAGTCGTTTATTAGAGCAATTTAAAGATAAACCTAATATCGAAGCTCTCTTAAAAGGCTGGATGAAGGGAGTGCAGACCACAGAAGATTCTTTGTTTGACCTGCTTAATAATAGGTCTATCCAAACCGCTTTTGGTATTCAACTTGACTACATAGGTAAGATAGTAGGTATCAAACGTGGGGGTAGGTCAGACACTTCATATAGAGAAGCTATACAACTACAGATATTGATAAATACCTCTGAAGGAACACCTGATGATATCTTAGAAATATTATCTCTGATAACTAATGCTACCATAGTTAAAAGTTTCCCTCACTATCCTGTAGGAGGCAATCTATATACTAATGGTACTACAATCCCTTCCACTTTAGCATCTACTTTAACGAAAGCTGCTCCTATTTCACATGGAGCTATTCAAGTTTACCATGACCCTGATGACGTAGCATTAATTCCTGCGGAGTTAGTTAGAGAGACAGGTATACTAGTAGATAATAACGGAGATGAAGTGGTAGACAATAATGGTAACAATATTATTGTAGGAGGTTTAGGTGCGGAGCTTTCAGAAAATGCTTGGCGAGGTACATTATCTGAACTAGACGGTTCACTAACTGAATATGGAATCCCTTGTGAAGTGTATACAAAGTAATAGGAAATAAATAAAATGGCAATTAACACTAACGAAATAAAGTGGGCAGATAACAGTGTCACAGACCCTACAACTAACGCCCCTAACAAGGTAGCCCCTACCGCTGAATTTCAGAATGACGGTTTAAAACGTAATGAACCTCTAGCTCGTGCCCATGTTAACTATATGTTTGACAAATACCACGAGATGTTTACTGATCTACAAAATCAATTGGATAGTTTAGCAGTAAGTGCAGGGTCAGCACTACTTGAACAAATCTTCCATGTAGGTGCAGTATACATTAGTGCTACCTCTCAAAGTCCTGCATCTCGTTTTGGTTTTGGTACATGGGAGCGCATCAAAGGTAAGATGATTGTAGGTGTAGATGAGAACGATTCTGACTACAATGCTGCTGGTAAGACAGGAGGGTCTAAGACTCACTCTCACTCTAACAACATCACTATTAACTCTGCGGGGTCACATACTCATACCGTACCTAGAGATGGATGGGGGGCAGACCAGAATGGAGGCTTCTTCGCTCGATATCAAGATAGTATAGAAGGAAGGCTTGTTACAGGGTCGGGAGATAGAGAAGAAGGTCACTTCCAAGAGTCTTTAGCTCATGCGGCTAACTCTAATGACACTTCTACTTCAGGGTCGCATACCCACACAACCTCTGGTGGAATTAACTCTTCTAGCAATGTTAGCCCTTATATCGCAGAGTATATGTGGGTACGTGTTGCATAGAATACCTTCTGTATCTCATAAGAGGGTATTCCCCTCTTTATAAGGAATCATAATGGCACAATTCGAGATTACAGATTTTCCTGAGATAGCTACGTTAACTGATGAAGAAAACTTTGTCTTCTACGTTAAACGGGTTACTGATGGGCAAGATTATAAAATAAAGCTTGGCAACTTTCAAGGGTTAATCCTTGATACTGTTTCTGGTCAAGGTGAAGATTTTATTCAGCAAATAGTAGATCAACTATTACCTGATATAGAATCTTCTTTTGAACAAGAACTAGAAGACCAAGTATCAGAAGCAATCGCATCTGAACGAATCCAACGTGAAATTGAACTTAAGATTAATGAAATCTTAGGAGAGGATTTCGAGAACCCTTACACTACTATTGTAGCTGAAGTAAATGCTGTTATAGATAACGCTAAAACTAACAAAAGATTTGCTAAAGAAATTACTCTAGTAAATACAGAATTAGATGTTGTTAATAATGAGAAGCTTCCTGCATTACAGGCAGAATTAGATAACCTTAACAATGTTGTCTTACCTCAAGTTAATGCTACAATAGCTCAAGTAGAACAAGACTTAGCGAATCTAAATGAAGTAGACTTGCCGGAGCTAGATGAATCTATTTCTCAATTAGAGGGGTCACTAGATACCCTTAATAACACTACCCTTCCTGCACTAGAGGCTAGACTAACACAAGCAGAGTTAGAAATTGAAAACCTTAATGGAGTTGACCTTACAGAACTACAACAAGAGTTAGACCTAATCAATCAAGACTTAGCAACTCTTAATGACACTACTTTACCTGCGCTAGAAGCTTCTGTACAAGCCGTACAAGACGATTTAGATAATCTTGACCTAACAGGATTACAAAATGGTTTAAGCCAAGCACAGGCAGATATAGACACTCTAAACAACACTGTAGTTCCTCAAATTCAAACAGAGTTAAGTGCAGTAGAGTCTGATGTAGCTAACTTAAATGATAATATCATCCCTAATGTTACGGATACGTTAGACCAAGTTCAGCAAGACTTAGATAGTTTAGAATTGAATAGTGAAGAGATTAATGAAGGGATATACATTGTAGAAGATGTTAATTCTTTAATCAATAACACTATTGCAGAAATTAAAGCAGCTAAAGGTATTAATCAGGTTAATAGTCTTTTCCCTATACAGACTACTTCGATATCCGATAACGCTATTACTACTCCTCTTTTAGCAGCTAATAGTATCGTTGGTTCTAAGATAGCAGCTTTTGCTATTACAGGTGATAAGATAGCTGCAAATACTATCACGGCTGATAAGATACTAGCTAATAGTATTACCTCACGAGAGATTGCGGCTCTCACTATTACAGGGGATTTGATCCAAGGTAATACTATTACAGGGAGTAAATTAATAGCCAATACTATAACTGCTGACCAAATAGCGGCTAGTGCTATAACTTCAGATGAGTTAGCTTCTAATAGTGTTACTGCTGTTAAGATTGTATCCGGTGCTATTACTACTGATAAGATGACAGCTAATACTATTAATGGGGATAGGATACTCACTAATACATTAGATGCATCTAAGATCGTAGCAGAAAGTATTACCTCAGAAAAGATAGCTGCTCTTACTATACAAGCAGGAAACCTTGCAGCAGGAAGTATTTCTACGGATAAAATGGTTGCTAATAGTATTAATGGTGATAGAATAACAACTAACACCCTTAGTGCGGATAAGATTGTAGCGAATAGCATAGGGGCTGATAGAATAGCTGCTAATGCTATCACTACTAGTGAGCTTGCCGCTGATGCGGTTACTGCTGCTAAGATTGCTGCTGGTGCTGTTGAAACCAACTCTATGACAGCTAATAGTATTAATGGTGACAGGATTACTGCTAATACATTACATGCTGATAAAATTGTAGCAGGTACTATTGGTGCTAGAGAAATAACCGCTAATAGTATTACCGCAGGAGAAATAGCTGCTCTTACTATCACAGGTGATGAAATTGCAGCCAATACCATTAGCGGTGATAAAATTATTGCTAACACGATTGGTGCTAGAGAAATAACAGCAGGAAGCATCACTGCAAATGAGATAGCTTCCAACACGATCATCGGTGATAATATCTCTGGTAATACTATTACAGGCGATAAGATTCAAGCTAATACTATTACCGCAAGTCTTATTCAGTCTAACGCTATTGAGACTGACGCTATCAAAGCAGGGGCTATTGTAGGAAGTAAGATCGCTGCGGAAACTATTACTGGTGAGCTTATAGCGGCTGATACTATCACTAGTAAAAATCTGGTAATCAGTGATTTTGAAAACCTTACGTATGGTAGTGACTTTGAAGTTTTAGAGGAAGTCCCTTGGGAAGGTATAGACGGGGCAGCATCTATTAGCAGTGTTCTGCCTTTTAGTGGAACTAAATCTCTTGGGGTTTCCCAGATAAACTCTGGAATAAAGAAGGTAAGTTTAAATTTTAATCCCCAAATTAACGAAGAAGAGGAACTCTATATAGAGTTCTATGCATACACTAACTCTTCTTGGGACGGGGATGGTAACAGTAAACTAAGGATAGGTGACTCTTTAGACTCTAATAGTATCTTGTACTCTGTCCCCTACTCTCAGACTAATAACACTTGGCAAAAATTCTCAGGGACATGGCGTTCTACTAAAACTACAAGGATGAACATATCACTAGATTTTACTCACAGAAATGGGTCTATATTTATAGATAATGTCATTGTTCGTAGAAAAAAAGCAGGGAATCTCATTGTAGATGGCACGATTACAGCCACTCAGTTAGCGGCTGAAGCTGTTACTGCTACTAAGCTTAGTGCTGATGCTATAGATGGTAAACTCATCACAGGGACAATCCTACGCACTTCTGCGAGTACATCTACCCCTAGGGTGGTGGTAGGAGACCCTTCATTTCCTTTGTGGTACGGAACAGGTAATATCTCTACACAGAATATGGTGTTTGGTTTATTATCTAATGGAACAGCATACGCACAGAATCTTGTTATTGAAGATAACTCTGTTTTTAAAGGGGAGTTATTTGCAGCATCAGGAACGTTAGGTACTATAACCGCTGGTACTATTACAGGTACAACTATTAGTGGTAACACTATTACAGGTGGTACTATATCAGGTACAACCGTTTCAGGTACTACTATCACAGGGGGTTCTATATCAGGTACTACTATTACAGGTGGTCTTATAAGGACAGCATCCTCTGGTTATCGTACAGAGTTGGACGATGGTACATATATGATATGGTCTGGTACGGGAAGTAAAACTGATGCTAATGGTATCTTTTGGGTTAAGAAAGATGGAACAGGTTTTATTAAGGGTGAGTTTTTTCAAGGGGAGATTTTAGAAACTAAAACGAACGGGTTCTCAAACACTGGCAGTAGTACAGGGAGCGCTACTGTTACTCATAATTCCGCAGGGAAAGCTGTCACAGTCTCATTCTTAGGTGTACTGAAACTTGAGATGGCAGGTGATAAAAGAAACCAAGCTGATAAGTTAGAGTTAAAGATAGTGGTAAAAAGGAATGGGACTATTATAGACACATTATCAGTAAATCCTAGCTTTTCTTTCTACATAAATGAACCAGAGATTGGGGTAGATAAGACCACTTTTAGTTTAAGAGGGAATTCTTTCTATTTAGACACTAACACATCAGTAGGTAATAGAAATTACACAGTAGAATGTACTTTTATAAATAATGGTGCGTCTGGTACAGTTGCTATACCTAGTATAAGCGGCTCAATTAAAACGGAAGAAAATAAACTAGCATAGGTATTGATATGAAACTATCTCTTATTGGGGGATTGCTAACAATAGTCCTCCTTTTATCAAGCTGTGGTAACGAAAGACCTCTTGTGAAAAAAGACTTCGACAAAACAAGGGAAGAACTTATCCTTACTGTTACTACATATGATTCCTTGAGTAAACTTAATGACAATGTTAAAAAACCTGCTTTAGGGTTAAAAGGTCAAGCGCATTTGCTAGGGAATGTATGCGATATAAAGGTATACGAACCACGAACTCTTAGAGAAGATGATGAGTTTGCTCTTACATTAGGGCATGAACTTATGCATTGTCTCTATGGAAACTACCACAAATAATTAATTAGGAAAATAAATCAATGGCAGTTAATCCAATTCAATTTCTTGTAGCACAAAATGCTTCAATAACCGATGGTACTAAAACCATCACAATTTCAGGTAACGTTGACTGTTCTAGGGTGTACTCTGGGACAGCTATTTTTCTAGGAGGGGCAGATAACCCCGCTGAAGCTGTATCAGGAACATCTCCTGATGGTAGTGGTAATTCCACTATCACTCTTCGTAATAGTTGGTCACAAGGCGATATTGTAAACCAACAACTCGTATCTTTCAATACAAATGAAGGTTTAGCAGAAGCTATCTCTAATGTGAGAGAGATTGTTAGTAATGTATCCGCTATCGAAGACTTAGCTACTCAGGGTCTTATCAAGCGTATTAACGATAATGAGTATGAAGTTGTTAGTATTAGTGCATTAGGGGAAGCATTAGTTGGAGCTTCTGATGCTAGTTCTGCAAGAACCTCTTTAGGTTTAGGAAGTGCTGCTACTAAGAATGTAGGGACTTCTAGCGGTAACTTAATGGAGGTAGGAGCTTTTGGTTTAGGGGGTGCAGTAATAGAAAACTTTGCCGACTTTAATGATATAAGTGAAACATCTTTTATTGGAGGCAATAATACTATACTAAACGCACCTCCTTGGATGGATTCTAGGGTTATGGGTGGAATTCACGTAGATAAAGGTGGACGTACTCTACAGATTATGCCTTCAAGATTTGGAGATTTAGGTTTTAGAACAAGTTTTGATAATGTTTATGGTGATTGGCAAGAAATCTACCACAGCGGTAATTCCGTTAATCCCTTAAATTATGGTATCAAAACTCATGCAAACTTACCTTCAATTAGTGACTTAAACACTATAGGCGCAAGTTTACTTACTTCTGTAGTAGATAGTAGTACACAAAATCGCCCTGATTCTGCGGTAGGGCACGTAATTAATTTAAGTCAGAATAATGCTGCTAATAGCCAGATTGTGACGGATAGGATATATAACGATATTTGGTTTAGAACTTCTAGTGGGAGCGTGTATAAAGACTTTTCTAAGCTATATCACAGCGGTAACACCAATTTTAACGAGTTTGGAGGGGCAAATGCGGGTGATGTTATTGCGCTAGGGGAATCAGTGACGTCCACTCTGGCGCGTTTTTATTTGCCTATTAACGGCGTCATTCAACCTTCATCTTTATCCCTTATAGGTTCCGTGTCAGTTTTTAAAGCTGCGGTCGCGTTAGAATCAAATGTAACTAATGTTGGCTTGAGCGGAATTAGCGGGAGAAAGGTGGCGGTAGTAGATGTCACATGCTCCGTGGGACTTACTGTTGGTGACCAATTAAATCTCAGAATGCCAACAAGTTCAGATAAAATAACAATCAACTTTTAAGGAATCATAATGCTTAAATTCATAAATGAAGATGACTTCTTAAAAGTCGATACATTCAAAGAAAACGAAGATGGTTCTGTTACATGGGTATGGGATGAAGGTGAAGGATTGCCAACACACTCTGGTATTATACGAGAAGGTTTTAAACGCTACACACAAGAACAACAAGGTACAGTAGAAGCTGTTGTAGGGCAGGACGATGAAGGGAATGATATCGTAGAGGAACAACCTAAAATGGTTGACGTTGAAATAGACGTATGGAGTAAATTATGGCAACTTCATGATGATGAATCTATTGAAATTAATGTTCTCCCTGTAGATTTAGATTTACTTAAAGAAAACGCCAAGCAAGTAGTAAATTCCCAAAGGGACTCTCTAATCTCAGGAGGTGTACTTCACAACGGTTACACTTTCCAAACAGATGCTACATCTATCATGGATATTATGGGAGCTATTATGTCAGGGATTGACACTACATGGCTTACTGCGGATAACCAACAAGTCCCTATGTCTAGTGTAGATATGCAAGCTCTAGGACAAGCTGTAGCTCTCCACAAGGAGACTTCAGTGTTCAAGGCTAGGGTTCATAAGGACAATATTGAAAGTCTCGCTACAAAGGCAGAGATTGACGATTATGTAGCTAACCTTAGTTGGGTAGACTAATGCAGATTATTCTAGGTAAAAATAACAAGATAGGGAGTCTAGCTATTAGACTCCACAATTGGAGTAACTGGTCTCATTGCGGGGTTATTGTTAATAATGAGGTTATAGAAGCCACTGCATCTCATGGAGTAGTCTCTAATTCTATTGAAGACTTTAAACAACGTTACCCTAAATACAAAGTAATAGAAATACCCCATAAAGGTGATTTCCAACGAAGACTAAAAGAACAGCTTGGTAAGTCTTATGACTGGGGGGCTATATTTAGGTTTGTATTTAGAGGGGACTGGGACGACACAGACAAATGGTTCTGTTTCGAGTTAGCTGCTTATGCTGCTGGTACATATAATAAGAAATATCTTGACAGAGTGACAGCCACCCACCTGTTAATGATGAGTGAGGAGGTTTCATAATATGGCATTAAGCCCAGAACATTTATCTTTAATTGCTACAGCTATAGCTTCTGGTAGTGGAATAGGTAATGCTTGGTTTTGGTACGATAAGAAAAGAGGTGATAAGAAGTCAGATGAACAAGATAAGACGATCTCTGAACTTAGAACTTTAATAGAAGCTGTAGCTAAACAACAAGTAGAACATGACAATAAATTTATCACAGAAGAACAAACAAGGAAACTCTTACAAGAGTATCTAACGGATTTAAAACAATCGTGGGCAGACACTAATTCAGATGTTAAAGAAATCAAGTCTGCTATGACAGAATTAACTATGCAGTTGCGAGTACTTAACGCAGTAAGGGATATAGAAAAAGAACTCACATCTAAAAAGGAATAAATATGAAAGCCTTTGTCATCGATGATGACCCTATATTACTTGCTATGCTAGGTTTTATGTTAACAGATTCAGGGATAGAGGCACGATATTGTCTCTCTCCTGTTCCTGACAGTATAATTAGTGACCTTATTATATTTCAGCCTGACGTAATAGTTTTAGACCTTTATCTAAAAAATGAGTCAGGTTTTGATGTAGCCAGAAAAATACGTAGTAAAGATGAGCTACAACATATTCCTATCTTAGCAATGTCTAGTTCTAAAGAACTACAAGACAGGGTTAGCGCGTTTACCTCTGGTTTCTTAGAGTACATTAATAAACCTTTCTCTAAAGAGGATATCATATCAGCGGTTAAACGCAATGGGTATTCTAACGAGATTATAAAATTATGCAACCGTATACAGAAAAGAGAGGAAAGTGATCGTGACCTTTATACTGGGATTTTTGAAAAATAGAAAACTTCTTATAGGAATTAGTGTAGCAGCTTTCTTAGGTATTAGTGTTTGGGTAGGTTGGTCTGAGATTAAGACTGGTATATATGATCGGGGCTATAATGCTGCTGTTCAAGAGTACCAAGCTAAATTAGACGAAGTTCAAGCACAACATCAAGAATATGTTATATACAAACTAAAAGAAGCCCGTAGACAAGCAGAGATAGATAAAGAAGACACTATCAAACGTATTAGAGCAGAACAGGCAGTAGACTCTGATGTAGAAACTATAACAGAATATATTGAGAAGAAAGTTTATGTACAAGATACTTGTGATGTTGTTCCTGCTGACCTTAACAGCTTGTTCAACGACTCCATCCGTTCCATTAACGGAACAAACTAAAGTAGAAGAAAAGCTCCTACAAGCCCCTATAAGCCAATCTCTATTGATACCCTGTAGGGTAGCTTACCCTCTTAAAGAAAATACTCAGGAAACGTCTCTCAAAGCGTTCTATGAAGTGTTGGCTTATAACCTAGGGCAGGTTAAGAAGTGTTATGAAAAAGAAGAAGACTTAATAGAAGAACTTAAAGAGAGGGATTATGTGGGAAAAGATTAAAACATGGTATTGACATCCCTTTTAATACAGATTATTATTATTATTACTTTAGTATATGTTGGGATAGGGGGAAATTTTGAAAAAATTGAGCGACAAGGTGTTAATAGGAAAAATTTATGAGTCTAACAGCTATGGGGTGTTTAAGATTGTTAGTATCATAAATACTAAAAAAGTAACTGTAGAGTTCCTAGATACAGGATTCAGAAAGACTACCACTTTGTGTTGTATTAGAGCAGGAAAGGTGAAAGACCCTTTTTATCCTTACTTCTATGGGAGAGGTTATTTAGGAACTGAACTTCCTGTTGATAAAAAAGTTTACAGCATCTGGAAAGGGATCTTAAGGAGATGTTATTCCTCTGAAAATAGCCCTAGGCACAAGTCTTACGAAAAAGTAGAAGTATGTAAGGATTGGTGTTCTTACCTAGAATTCGCAAAATGGTATTCTTCCCAAAAATGTGCATATATGCAAGGTTTTGATATAGACAAAGATATTATGTCCCACAACTGCGCAGAAAAAGAGTATTCCCCTAGGTTTTGTCGATTAGTACCTAAGAAACTTAATGCGTTGTTTATAAAAAATAATTCTAACGATGGCAGCGGCTGTTACCAATACAAGAAAGGGAGTTACTATGTGCAGTCTAGCAGAAACAATAAAAGTGTTTATTTAGGAAAAGCTGCCAGTAAGCAATATGCCATACGTCTATATAAAAATTTTCAAAAATCTGTAATGGAAGAAGAACTAAATAAATATAAAAAGGTACTAGACGAAGATGTTTTTTATAAAATTAAAGAAGTATATTCCATCTCATAAAAACTTAAGGGACATAGCAATAACTCTTAACCTTTTCTGTTTAGTAGAGATTGGGGTAGTCATATTTTTTTCATGGCTATGCTACGATCTATTAGTGTGGTACAAAGATATTACCACCCCAGAAAACTTCGCGCAAACCCCATTTTGGGCTGCAATAGGGTCTCTTGTCGCTGCTATATTTGGGGCACTAAAGTACATTAATCACACATATGAGGCGAGAAAAGATGGTTGATATAGAAGTTGAAGTCACAACGGAGATATGGAGAACTGATGATTTTACCCTTGTAGTTATGTACCCTTTCCCTTCGGTTGCTTATATTAAAGGACTGCGAGGGAAGTACACAAGAGATTTACGTAAAGCAATGAAGTTATTGCTGATAGAGAAGGGTATAAAAACAGTTTACTACTAGAGACGTAAGAAAGGAAAAGTTAATATACATACATTAGTGGTTAAATAATTATGCTATTACTAAGACGTTACTATGATGATCGTACAGAGGGTAATGTAGCACTTTGTTGCTATGAGTGTAACCTTACTAGGGGAGATCGTTTTACTTTTGACGAAATGACCCTGCTAGGGAAGAAAATAAGAGAGATAAAAGATGACAGATAAAATTAATTGGGAAGATTACCCCAATTTCTCTGAAAAAGAGTTTCAATGTAAACATACAGGGATTTGTGATATGGACAAAGACTTTATGGAAATTCTATCAGAGATAAGAAAAGAGTATGGTAAACCTATGATAATAACATCAGGATATCGACACCCCACACATCCAGTAGAATCTTCAAAACCCATCAGAGGGGAACATACTTATGGTGTATGCTGTGACGTGTCTGTAAGGGGCGAAGATTGCTATAATTTGATTTCTGTATGTATTAAGAAAGGAATAACTCGATTAGGTGTATCTCAAAAAGGGGAAAACAGGTTTATACACATAGGAATAGGGTACGGGGATAAGTTTCTTAACCCTTGGGTTTGGTCTTACTAAGGACGGTAAGTTGTAATACCGCTTTATGTAAGCTTGTCAGGGAAGAGTTCTATTAAAATTTGATACATTGTATGTCCTATACAAGAAAGCCCCTCAGATTGCTCTGTAGGGGCTATTTTTATATCTATACGTTAACCATTTCCCATCGAAGAGATGATAAAGTGATAGCATCTTCTTCGTCTAGTCCATATTCTTTATTAAGGTCTTCTAATTTAGCTTTAAGCTTTACACCTTCATTGATCAAAGTATCATCACGGAAGTCTTGTAGTTTATCTTTATCTGTTACAATAAGTTTATGTAGTGTAAGAATTAGAGCGTCACTATTATTAATTAGCTTGCTGTCTGTCCATACACGAATAGATACTAGTTTACGTTTATTGCTCATTTTAATTTCCTCTTTAGTTGTATTATTTAATTTAATAAAATGTAAATTGTTTATGGTAATTTGGCCAATCTCCTCTTCTACATCATTCCAGTTGTAAGTGCCAAGCCTAACAGATAATTCTGACTTGTGCAAATCTATTTTACCAGAATTGTGTAATTTACAAAGTATACCGCTATTCTTTCTGTGAAGTTTAGCTGCTATACGTGCAATACTCCAACCTGTTCCCCATAAAGATTGCATTACATTGACATCTTCTCTGGTGTAAGGTCTTCCATGTTGTGATGGTAAGTTCATGACAAACCTACCTCACACATTTTAATAAAATCATTTGGTTTCATTATAAATCCTCCTCTAAACTTTTCAGGCTACGTTCAAGACGTTCTTCTTGTTCTTTAAGAATACGATCACGGGTATCCAACAATTTCTTCTTTTCTTTATTAAGTACATGCTGCTTCATGTTATATTTTACATCGACATATTTAGATGCAGTTTTTATGTCCTGTAGAGTAAGTGTATCTTCTTTAAACTGTTTGTCAAGATAATCCTCAATAAAAGTTTTTAATTCTTCATCTGTTTTTAGGTAGGTAACTTTTTTGTTACTGCCGCTACCGTCACTATAACTACTTAAACAAAACTCAGGTCTTGTGTTACGGTAACTCCCCACAGATATTAAACTTAATGCCTTTAACCCATCGAAATGTCTCTCTCCATAAGAGTTCTCCCAACTAAAAGTATCCTCTTCAAAAGATTTAATATCTAAACCATAAGAAGTTCTTACTGAATATTTAACATTACCAGTAATAGCATCACAGAAACTGCCCCAATCAAAATCAGGTAGTTTCTCTGCTAAGAAATTATTCCGTTTTAACAAAGCTGATACGGCTTTAGCCTCTTCCATGATAAAGCGATTCTTTTTACGTTGTTCATCGTATTCTTTCTTGAGACGTTCTAGGTTGTTGTGTACTTTAATCTCTTCCTTCTGCTTATAAGTCATAGCAGGTTCATCTAGAAGTGTCTTAGCAGTAAAGTTCTCCCCTGAAGGAATTTCATCGCCACTCTCTGTTACGTAGATTTCCTGTACGATATACTCTGTACTATTAATCTTGCCGCATACTACAACTTTCTTCCCGTCTGGTGTAAATTTAGTTTCCATAAGGCTCTCCTCCAATTGTTTCTACATTCTCACTATCTGCAAGGACGTAAACTCTTGCTCCACATGACAAAGGCTTATCAGGGCTATACACTAACCTAGCTATCTCTTTACCATTGTCGTCTTTGATAATAACACCATCGCAGTATATATTATCTTTATATGTTTTAACTGTCAATACTTTTTTCATATTATCAGGATTTTTAATATTATGTCTGATATGGGGTTGTGACACATGGATGTGTGTTTTCATCATAAGTCCTCTAGGTGGTAGATGTATACTTCAAAATGAGGGGCAAGAATCCAGTCAATTAGTTCCTCTATAATTTGCCAGTCACAACCCGCTCGATCAGACGCAAACTTATATGGCAGTGCAATCGTTAAGTCTTTATAAGAGAGGGCATCTGCTATAAGGGTGAAACAACGAGCAATCGCCCCATAATTCCCTTGGCGTTTATGGTCCTTATAATACTCCCCTACATAACCGTAGTACTCTTGTCCGTACAGATTTAATACACCACTACTAGATTCCCCTACATTCCCTAAGAAGTTACGTTTCTTTTTTGCAAAAGAGCAATCTAGTTCATAAGCATCAGGAAAAACCTCTTTAATTGTTTTAGCGATACCGCTTCCAAAGTTATTTTGACAATTACAACAATGGAGTAAGTAGTCTACTTCACCATTTACCAAAGCCTGTACAGCATCACCTTTCACATATTTAATACTCATATTCTATTCCTCCTCATAACAACATTGAACACATACATCACGATACACTACGTAAGAACCTAACCATTTACCGTTACGACACCTTACTTCACTTTTGGTTACATCGTAGAAGTATTTTCGTTTAATGCCTACAATTTCAGACCAAGATGTAGTGCATATATTTTCATTAACTAAACACAGTAAGAAATCTTCAAACTCTCCTTCATCTAAATCAATCCTTACAATCTTAGGCAATCCCTTTTTATCAATCTCATCATCAATCTTTTGTAAGATTGTTTTCTCTCTAATCACTTTCATTTTAAACCTCCTACATTTTCTAAATACGATGACCACTCAGTTAGATACCTTACCTTATTTTCAAGTAGCTTACGTTCTCTTTCTTTTTTAATCTGCTGACACTTCCCCTTAACCACATCTGCTAAAAGAGGGTGTGGCTTCTCAAGGTGTAATGATTTTTCTTCTCGATCATATAAATATACAGAGTTATCTAATCCGTCACAAGAGTCATTTAAATGTATTCTCAGTATAACAGACCAATTACAATTCTTTACACAGAGTTCTTTTTCCTGATAGTTTATGTAATAGTAGTATTTATTGCAAGTCAACACCTCTACCACCATGTCTACAACTTTATCTTCTAATTCATTAAGTTCACTCATAATTGTTCTCCTGTTGTATTAAACACTTCATACTTTAATATAGTATGCACATAAGCTTTAGTCTTTGTTAAATTCTTTTTCTTACGTAGTGTGTCTACTTTAGCATCTTTGATTCCATTAAGCAAGGCTTTCATAGAGGCTTTTTCTTCTTTACGTAGTTTACGTTTATATGTTGTCATAATCCCTCTAATACTTCCCTTATCTTGAGGTCTACCTCGTGTCTGTGTTTCTTATTTGCACTCTCTTTTACAGACTTTTTATAAGCCTCTATAAAAGACACACCTTGTTGTAGATACTCCCCTTCTTCATTAGTTATACTGCACAGGTTTATATAATAGTATTCAATATCTCCCGACCAATTAGTGGATTTAGTGAAACAAGTGGAAGATTTTTTATGTTTCCATGTATCTCCTTCAAAATATGAATCCCATGTATTTTCAAACCCCTCCGGCTGTTTCATCATTAACTCTAGCATAGAGTGTACAGGAGGTGATATTCTAGGTTTAACTTGTTTATTCTCTTCTTTACGTGACTTTTCCTTTTCATCCAGTTTATCTAAACGACCTTCTACTACTTTTTGTTCATCTCTCTTGTCTACTAGGTAACAAACCGCGAATATTGCCCCAAACACTAACAATGCAAGTGTTCCTATTAAATAATTACTCATAATTCCTCCTGTAAGCCTCTGTAAGGCTATATCTTTAATTAGTAATACGATGGAGAACTCTACTGAGAGAGCTTCTTAGGGGGCTTATTTTCGTAGTAAGTTCGTAGACCTTTAATGATAGAGTCATTACAAGATAAATCCTCAATAGGGCAGTCTTTCTTCTTCAAAGACATTACTCTGCTTAAGTACCCGCTGTTAACGCTGTCTTGTACATAGAAGTCATACTCGTCTCCCCAAGGACGTACCTCTTCTAAATGTTCTAATACAAAGTCCTCTACACTTACAGTGTACTCTACGTCTACTACTTTTTGTTTATAAAAGTTTATCATAATTCTCTCCTCAAATTACACATAACAAAAAACCCTATAGACCGTAGTATGATCTATAGGGTTACTCTTGTCAACTAGTTTTTAATGTTTACTTAGTTTTTAATTCTTCTAGACGTTTAAGAATGCTTTCCTCATCCATATCTTCTAGTTTAGCTTCTTGCTTACGTGATAGGATAGCAATAAGTTTGTTACGCTCCTTCGCAACTTCTTGTGCTTTATTTGCGTCTTCTTGCTCCTGTTTAATAGTAGCGATAATATGTTTTACTATTTCCAGTCTATCAACTAACTGTTGGTCTACAGTAGATTTAGTATCTACAAAAGACTCTTCCTGCGTCTCTTTAATTTCACGGTTTAAGTCAATAGCAATCTGGTTAAGATTAACTGTTCCTGACTTAAGAGGTAGGTCATATAATTGCTCTACAGTAAGAAGACCTTTAGCTGAACTAAAACGGTATTTACCTCGTGCTGCTTTTTCAAATAAATTAGACATAATGTTTCTCCTTATTAAAATTTAACTTTAATTACTCGGTTGAAAGACCCACTCACTTTAACAAGTAACTCGTTACGTTTAGTAGAACTAAATCCTACACCACTAAGTTGCTCATTGCAAGTCTTAGCTTTAAGTTTTGATGATAAAACTTCAAAAGACTTACGATGCTCGTTCAACTCAGGTAGTAAGAACTCATTATAAAAACCTCTAGCGTCATCAGGATTAATACAATTCTTAAGAATAAAGAAGTAATGTTTATTTCCTGTCTCTTCTCCGTCCCAATGGTTAGGTGAATTCATAATCATTTCTACAGGTGTCCACTCTAGAGTGTTAACTCCCCACACTTCTTGTGAAGTTTGTGATGATTTAAGGTTCTCTTGTTTAATAGAGAATTGTCCATTACGTAATGACACTGTAGCAACATCTACTGTTCCTGACAAATCTTTATCATAAGTATAGTCATGGATAACTCCATCAAACTCGATCTGGGCAGTAAAAGAGCTTCTACCTGAACGTTTAGAGAAATTATTTACAGAGAACTTATAATCACCCTCTACCATTCTACTACGAGATTCAAATGTAATATTCTCTACTGCCACCCCTTTAGGGTGTATTATGTCAACGTCTAACTCACCTCCTTTGCCATCATTAAGTCTTGAAAAATATATATGACTTACAGGGGTATGACAATGAGCATCTAGGTCGCTGCTACAAGAATCTTCATCGTTCCACTTAATAGAGAAACGTAGATCACCTGTTATACTTCCCCCTGCTGCCTTAACATGCTCCTTCATAGAATCGGTAACTTCTCCATTATAAGACCAAGAGAAAGGATTACCCCATTTAAACAACTTAGGCGCTGAAATATCTTCTGGTGCAATAACACTTACAAAGTTATTCTTATGCTTATTTGTGACCATCACCTCTATAGCATCCGCTTTAGGTAAGATTTTACTCAGGAAATCATTAATTGTAACCTCTTCCACCTTATCTAAGTTAATCTTTTTCGCTTCTCTCTTACTAGGTTTAACTGCGTCAAACACACCACCTTCCATAACAGGCTGCACTTTACTGTCTGCAAATAGAACATTATTAATATTAAGATCACTTGCTTTAGCAAAACGTCTAGCGAAAGATGCGTTAATACCTAACTCATTAATAGTAGCTTGTGCTTTATCAATCATTTTTTGAGTAACCAGTGCCTTAGACCGTTTATAATTATGAGGTGCTACTTTATCTTCATAACTCTTAACTGCATGTTCAAGATCTTTACCTTCCGAAATATCTACAAGAAGTGTACCAATTACTGTATTACGGATACGTCCTGCTGAACCAATTTCTGCTGATTTAAGCCAAGAGAAAGATACCACATCTAAATTTTTATCTTCTAGCTCTTGTAGCATACGCTTTAACATTTGTACCGTATGCTTATGTTCTTCACCTCGGTAGAGAGAACCTTGATCAATGATATCTAATACAATATCCACAGCGTCTTTATTAATCTCTACAAGAGATCGTGAAAGCACTTGATGGTCTGCTAAACGTTCTCCTTTATAAGAGCTATAACGGTCTTCTGACATTACATAACGTTCTGGCATATCTAAGAAGAAGTGGTCATGTTGGATAGTCTTACCTTCATCTGTTAGCTCGTGATTAAGCTCTGTACCACAACGTACTTTATCCGCACGAAATACATTAGTAATTGGATGTTTATGAATTTCTTTTGACATAACATCTACTACCACTTGGTAGTTGGGGTCTTCTACTTTAAAGTCCCATAAGGAGACGATAGTTCCATCTTCTTTAATCTTTACGATATTACCAAATTGACGTAGGAAAGAACGACAGCAATTACAATCATGTACTGTACGCTCTCTATAAATAGGGTCTGTACCTTCAGGGAAGCTGCCTAGGTATACATCTACTAATGTGTTACGTTCAGGTAATTCTACATAAAATAGCTCACCATCTGTCATAGTATCGAAATGTGCTAGTAGCGCTTGTTGTAGAACTGTAAAATCTAATTTCATTTTGTTTCTCCTCTTCATTAAAACAACTTCAGTATACGTAGATACCAACCCAGTGTCAACACTTTTATTAAAAAAAAGCCTTACACCAAATTAATGATGCAAGGCTTTATTATTACGCTAATTTTCTATCTTCTAATTTACTTAAGAACTTCGAGTAATCCACTGTACCCTCTAATTTGTTATGGCTATAATCTGTAACCTTATTCTCAAAGAAATTTGTGTGTGTAGTAGCCGTAAGGATATAATCAATCCATTCTAGAGGATTCTCTCCTACTTGTTCTGCCTCCACTAAATCAAGTTGATGTAAACGGAGTAAACCTAAATAGTTAATAAACTCTTTAACCTGCTCTTTTGTTAAATCTTCTTGGTCTCCCATCTCAAATACGATATCTAGGAAACTATGTTCTGCTTCGACATACTTACTTACTAACTGAACAAGAAACTCATCTAACTCTTGATTCTCTTCTTCTGTTAAGTATTTCCGTACTTCTTTGAATACAGAGATATTCCGATCAACATGGTCATCCTCATCACGTAGACTCCATTCGTTAATCGAATTGAAGTTCATAACCAAACCAAAACGTTTAAAGTTAAGAAGACAAGCAAATGCACCAAACAAAGTAATACCTTCTGCTAAGAACACTACAGCTAAATACTTAGCGAAGTTTAGAGGAACAGATAAATCCCCTACATCTTGTGCAATAATATCTAGCTTATCTTGCATCTCCTTATACTTTTTAAACTCAGACCAATCTGCATTACTGAAACCGAAAGTTTCTGCGGCTAAAGCATAAGACCTTTGGTGTGTAACCTCTCTTGCAGCAAAGGTTAACCACATGGTTCGAATTTCATTATTTTTAACGTGAGCTATTAGTTTAGCATAACCTGCCCCTACTTGAGCGTCCATCTCAGTAAACAACATTAACATTTTGTTTAGTAGGTTCTTATTTTGTGCATGGGAGACGTTAGCCGTAGCTAACCCCCCTTCACTATTGTATTGTCGTAGATCATCCGCTAAATCTACTTGGTTCTCATTCCAGTTCATATCAATACGATGAACTTTTTCAGCCTCTACTGCCCAAGGGTAAGTAAAAGGTCTATAGGATTCGTTTTCTTTAAAAATACTCATAATTTATCCTTCACATCCAATACAACTATAATCATCCAAAGGTACTTCAATCTTAGGAGAAGGATTAATCTTATTACCTAAACTAGCTTTGTTCGGAGATTCCGCTCTAAAGTAATACATAGTTTTAATACCTTTAAGCCAAGCATATACATGAAGGTCAACCATTTCCTGTCTAGTAATAGTCTTACTTCCTTTAAGGTTTAGACTCTGACTTTGACAAATGTAAGCCTGACGTTCTGCTGTTTGCTCTATAATATGTATCTGGTCAATCTCTTGGAAAGTTTTAAACACCTTCTTCTCATGTTGAGATAAGAAATCTAGATGTTGGACACTCCCTTTGTTGGTAATAACACTCTTCCATACTTCTTTAGTATTTTTACCTTTCTCTTCTAGTAACCTCTCCAAGTATTTATTCTTAATTAAGAAACTACCTGCTCGTCCTTGTGCATTAAAAGCGTTAGCTGCCCAAGGCTCTATTGAAGGAGATGTACCTACTCGTTTAGAAGAGGTTGCATTAGGGGCAATAGCAAACAAATGAGAATTTCTCATGCCACCACCTACACAATCTTCAGGTTCTCCGCGTAACTTAGCAAGTCTTTGGCTCTCCGCTACCCCCTTATTATACATATCTTTGTAAATAATGTGAGTGTGTTGTATAGCAGAGTTAAAACCCCCTGATTCAAAAGGAATCATCTTACTTTGTAAATAACTATGCCACCCTAATGTACCTAACGTATTGTTCAAGACAGGTCGTTAATCTGCCCCCGAAATCTTATCCACATAGTAAAATCCATTATCTTTCCACGTTTTATTGTGGTATTTCTCTGGTATTTGGTAATTAGGTTTAACAATCTTGTCAGGATTATTACATCTAGATTGTATCGTAGCTTTTGATACACCATATATCTTAGCTGCGTACCCAGAGGAATAAAAACAACCCACTGGGGTACACCACCAACCTTTTTGTAAACCTAAATAGTAATTTAGCATATTAACACAATTATCTGTGTTAGGTCTATTCTCTTTTATCTTATTTATAGTAGATATTTTATGACGTTTACCATAAAAAGGGTTTAAGTCTTTCACTCTTAATTTAGCTTTTTGAGAAAGAACCTCTTTAAATTCGTCACTATGTGTTTTACCAAAGAATGCGTTGTCTTTTCCTAACATAGCACCTGTTCCGTTAAAGGAACGATTGTAACACTTTCTTTTATCCTTTAATATATGATACCTAACAAAATGTGTTTCTACCTGTCTCATCACTTTTGGGTCTACACATTTACAAATAATACACTTATTAAAGTTTTCTCTACCATATTTCTTTATTGCTAATTTAACTAATTTACCGCTACCTAAATAACCGTCCTCTATATTAACAGTCTGATGACTGCCTATATAAAATTTTCCGTTAATTTTATTAGTAACTTTATACACTATGTAATATTTTTTCATAAACCACCTCTAATAATCACAAGGTGGATAAGATTTCCGCTATATGTTTCCATATAGACCAGACTATATCTTCACTTAATAAGTGCTGTATGTTTCCCTTCACTTGAAGGTACGCCTTTCGGCTAGTCGTTGAACGTTCCTCATGTTAAAGAGGCTTCGCTGCTGATTGCCCAATCTTAGTAATTTTCAAACATTCACGCTTGTTGTTTCCAACTACGTTGTAGTTTACTAGGCTCTAAGGGTATTCCAGCAATTAATACAGTTTTACATCAGCTTAAATTATAAACCGATCGCCCTTTCTTTAACCGCAGAGTACACCGCCCTACTTAACTGTTTAGGGGCTAAACGAATAAAGTATTCTAATATATTATCCAGTAACCTAATAAGGTCTGCAATCATATTAGTGTCTTTCCATTCATCGTACTTCTCTAAGTTAGCAGAAGATAGGCAACATACAGCAGTTCTTTTTGCTGAAGTTCTTAATACGATCTCACTACACAAGTTACTTTGTGTCACGTTATATAATGGGTGTGTAATCCACTTAGGAATCTGACGATTTACATTGTCTTTAAACATAATGTAAGGTTCGCCAGTCTCGTAACGCATTTCCATTATTTCTTCAAACACACTAGCTGCATTCAGGAACTTACCTGTACCTCCATGTTTAGGATCTATTAACTCGTAATTTTTCCCTGTTATGACTGCTTCCATGAAGCTATCGGGAATATTAACAGCATTATGTAGGTTCATACATTTCTTATTGAAGTCCCCTCCTACAGGATTCCTCATCGATAAGAACGATAGAATCTCAGGATGGTCGATATCCATATAAGCTGCTATACTACCACGTTTAGCCTCAGTCTGTTTGTAACTTAGAGCGTCTGCATCATATCCTTTTAAGTGGGCTAATGCTCCTGTAGATTTCTCATCAGGGCTACGCATTCCTGTATAGATACCAATGCCACCGCCTTGCATTGATAGCCATTTTGTTTCAGAGCTTGTATCTACAAGCCCTTCTTTTGTATCTGGGATATAAGAGAGGAAGCAATTTATAGGCATTCCTCTTGGAGTAACATTATCCTCTAACCAATCAGAAGCCATAGAGAATTCATGTTCATTGAAATCAGGCCATACTACCTCTACAGCATTAATTAAAGGCGCACCTGCGAAAGTAAACCACCCTTTAGATGCATAATCATAAATACGCTGTGCGAAATCATAATCCCCGAAACAATAACACGTAGCTGCTCGTGCTAACCCTTGTTGAGGACTGGTTTCATGGTCTAATTTGTAAAAACCTTTTTTAGTAAGAAGTGCTAACCCCTCTTCTGTTATATCTCTGTCCCTGCTGTAGTCAATGATAGTACCCAAATATTCTTTTACTAAATTATTCGTATCACTCACTAACAATTACCCCACTACACGTTTTACATAATCAGTCCAAGCTTTATCTTTTCGTTGTTTCCCTACGTAACGTTCTCCTTGTACAGTTACCCCTGAAAACGTCTTGTGAGGACATACTTGACGTTCTACGCTCTCTTGTAAGTCTAACCCACATATAGACAAGGCTTTGTCCATAATGTCACGAGGAGGGCGTACAAACGCTGCATGGATGTTAGTAGGGTCATTAATAAGACTTTCTACTACTTCCGTTTTCATACCACGTACATTATTTACTGCCCAATCTTTATACACTTGAGTTTGTACTACATCATAAATACTCACTTCCCATTGTGCCTCTTCACGTTCCATTTGTTCTAGTTGATGTTCGATCATGCTCATATTATTTAGTCTCCATAAATTTATCTTCACTACCTACTTCTAAAGCTTTACGATATTGCCAGAATACCCCTGATACAAAATTTCCTGTCATGTGTTCATCATGTTCGTAGTCTTCTACTACCTTAGCTACGTGTTCTGTAGGACTAAAGTGAGGAGGGTCTTCTTTAAATATTCCATTTTCAGGTAAATTTAACATATCATAAATCTTCAATGCTTTCTCTAAAGAGTCGTCTAACTTACGGTAGCTTACTTGTCCTGTACAAGATGTAGACACCTTAATCGCTTCTTCTAAAGTAGTAATCTCGTCTTGAAGGAAATACTGTCCGTCTGCATCTCTGTTCCAATCCACATAAGGTAAGTGGTATTCCCCATACTTTAACTGTACTGGTGTACTACGTTGAATAGCTTCAAACATTGCTTTAGCTAGCGCTTGTATCTCAGGTTGTGCATCTTTATGCAATCTAAGCTTAAAGAAACTGTCAAAACCTTCACGAGTTGCTGTCACTACACCTTTTGTCCACATAAAAGGTTCTAGTAGACGATTAGTAATCTGTTTATGTGCATTTAATCCTTGTAAAGCTTCCGCGTATTTAGCTGCCTCTTTAGCTGCACTAACCCATCCTTGTTTAACTGCCTCTACTTGTTTATCTGTAAGTTGTTCCTCTGCGACCATACCTGCTTGATTCTTACCCCAGTGAACAGGTATTGCAGGATTATTTTTTACTTGTTCGATCATTTTAGCTACGGGTACAGCCCTGCTTGATTGAAAATTCCTAGAAAATACCCTATGAGTGTTAAATTCAGGGAGTACAAATCTATGTAATTCAATCTCTAATGTGATTAACTCTTCTACATTAGGAGCTTGGCTATGGCAAATAACTTCTGCTGACGGTTTACTCAATTACTTCTCCTCCAAATAATTAATAATCTGCTCTGCCCCTATGTGACTAACCTTACCTTCTAATATGAGTGCAGGTATACTCCTTACTCCCGCTTTTCTGGCTTCGTCCATGTCCTTATCTATATCTAATAACTCAATATTTAGTTTATGCTTCTCTATATATTTTTTAACAGGTGTACAATTAACACACCAAGACGCTGTGGCTAGTTTCATTTAATTCTCCTTTTTCTTTATGTAAATCTATTAAAAGTTTTAACACGCTTTTAAGTTTTTCCGAAGTTTCATATTTTAATATATCCTTATTTTCTACAAGTAAGGTTTTTACTTTTAAATAGGACTCTGTTATTTTAACCTTAATGGCATCCTCTTTAAATTTAAAATAAATATCTTTTTCCATAGATATTTTGTACTTTTTTCCTTTACGGAACACACCTGATTCTCTATTACGAAGCCTTTTATCTATACAAACAAGAGCATTGTTTACATTTTTAGGTAGGAAAACGCAAGTAAGTGGTGAATACTCTTTCTTACCTTTATAATTAACTTCTGTAATATAGTGCATATCTTTATCTAACTCAAAGTTGATACCTTTCTTATCAGATGGGTAATTTTCATTAAACCATTTATCGAAATTATGGAAACAATGCCACTCCTCGCAAACAACTACATCTTCTATATACTTAGAATTGTTTGAGTCTGACCGTGTAAAATAACACCGCTGTAACATATTTTTCCACATCCAGTATGATTTCAGTTTAGTCACATATTTAGGCGCACCCTCTCCTAAATACCCTACCCCATATACCGATTTTTCTAGGGGATTTACTATCTTGTCTCCTCGTTTTACATTGGATACATAAACATCTTTAATTGTGTTTCCATGTTTTTCAGACCTTACATCCATCTTACTTCCTTCTCTTAATATGACGGTGTAATTGTCATTCCTGTTAACGAAAGTGTAACCCTCTTTGTACCTACATAGACGGTACTTATCGAATTGGTTTAACTTACAATTATCAGGGTCTTCACTCATCCTCTAACATCTCCTTTACTGCTAACTCTAAACCTTTGATTAAACGTTTTACTCGGTTAATGTCTAACGAAAATAACTCCCCTTCAATGTTCAACTCAATAATATCATCATCCACAAATTGAATCTCGCACAAGTCGTCTACCTCAATCTCAGTAACACCTTTACTAAGAGGTTCACCCTCTAAATTAACTCTCATACTCTTTATTCCTGTTTGTTATAGTCAGACCATTATTATACTATAAAAGTTATTAAAGTCAACTTATAAATTATTCATTATTCACATACAAGCACTGGGTCAAAATAATAACTATGCCCTTTCAATATCTTACCATTTTCATTAAAGAATACAACAAATTCCTCTCCTTCATACTCTCTAATTACTTTAGTTACTGTATGTTGTGGATACGCTGCCACAACTTCTGCATAATGGCTTTCGTGGTAGAGGTCAATCGGGATAAACTTCGACATATTACTTGCCAATACACTCTCACAATTATTCTCGTAATGGCACTCGTCACATACCAGAACACTAAGAAGCGCATGTACCATGATGTGATGATCGAAGCCACCGAATTCTTGCTCTGTAATATACTCACTCAATTTATCCTCTAAATCGTCGTAACCATAACCTCTATCAAAAGTTGTATTATAGTTGCCATAGTAATACACATTGAATGCTCTACGTTCTACTAAAGGAGCTAAGGTCACTAACCCATCAATAATCCCGTCCATAAACTCTGTTTCATTTTTACTATCAAGGATTTCTTGTAATTCACTTTTAATAATAGGAAGTTGTTTTCCTTCTGTAACTCCATCTGGGTTAGCAATACCATTGAACTTCATCACTTCATCCCAAAACCAAGTCAAATCATAGTCTGGGTATTTTAATAACTTACTTTTATACATTTATATCTCCTCTTTCTTTATTTCGAGCGCTTCTTGTAATTACCTTTACTTATGTTTGTACCTATCTTTGTCATTATTGCCTTGTACAAATCTATGTTACAATCCGCAGCAATATCCATTACCCTTAATACGATATCTGCCAATTCATATTGAAAATCATAAGTAGGTTCTTCCCCTCGACACTCATTAACAGCCTCTCCTACTTCGCTTGTAACTAATGCTAACTTTTCTAGTAAGGTTGTGTTATGCCACCCCATCTCTTCTACCCACAACCAATGTGTATACCCTATCGCGTTCATATTTGTGTGGTGTTTATCTTTAATACTATTAAAAGTATCTAAGCTATTCATTATTAATCTCTCCTAATCCTCTTTGTATGCTTCTAGGAGGAGACTTCTCGCCTACTCCTGTCAATCACATTACTTCTTTGATAAAACCTCTTAGAATTGATTCTAGGAAGCGCTAAGACTATCAAACCACTCCTTTTCCTCTGGGGTTTCGATGTTTGCATGGTAATTTAGCCTATCAAATCTGTCAAGAAATTCCTTCTTAGCTTGTTCTGGTGTCCATGATTTAATCTTAACCCCTGACAATCTATCAAATTCCGTCACCCAATCAGGTGCATGAAGAAACAGTTGTCTAGCTTCTTCTCCACAGATATGATAATCGTAATAATCAATTATTTCTGTCTTAGCAGTGATATTGTACTTTTGTTGAATAACCTTTTCAATCTTTAATTCCATATCAAAGTAATTATCTAGATATGGTTTAATAGGACGAGGTATATCACAAATGTAAGCTTCACTAGCATCATGTAATAAAGCAGCCAATACTTCTGAACTGCCCCTATCTGCTGCTTCTACTAAGTCTGCGATAATACAGCAATGTTCTGCTACAGAATAAAACTTAGATACATGACCACTAAAACGACAATTCATCGAAAGAGCTTGGGCAATATCTTCAATGCAAATCTGATCAGGCTCTGGCTCTAAGAAGTAAAACTTTTTATTAGTGTATGTTCCGATATAAGGTTTAGTCATGGATAAATACCTCCACTAGATCTTTACAAAATTCAAGGTAATCCTCTAAGGTACTGTTGTTATTTATAGTGACAGTATTAGGGAAACCTTCTACATAGTTTCTACTATCACCTTCAAAAGAACAACCGTCTCTTTTGACATGCACTAACAAGAAATTATCCACCCCTACTTCATCTAAAATGCATTGCACTTCTTCTGGGAAGCCTCCATCAGAGAATACATTAACCCCGTCCTCTAAAGACTTAGCTGCCATAATACCGAATACATCTTTACCAAATAAAGGCTTAAGAACGTTCTCTGACATATGGATCATAGCATTACGTGGAGAATACGGCTCGTTGTGTATCATAAGCCTATGTGATGGCAGTTCCTTACGCTCACGTTCATACAAATACTCCCACCAATCTTCTTCTACTCCATAAGCAGACTTAACTGCCTTAAAGAGATTTTCCTTCACCTCTTTATGGTGAGCAGCTACCCCTTTGTTATTTAAGTAGCTTACAATATGTTCTGCTGCTATGTCTTTACCTGCGTTAGGGGGTGCGTTAAATATGATCGCTTTCTTAGTCATTTAGTTTCTCCTTATGCCAATTGTATTACATGGAAATCTTTAACTGTGTTACGTCCTATACGCTCCTCTGGACTGTGTAACATTACCACTTGAGAAGGTACAGAATTAAATCCAATGATACCAGAATACTCTACACCTCCTTGGTCTACCCCAAAGAATGCTCCATTTAACACTAACCTGTGACTGTCGTAAGAGCATGTGTGGTGCATATCTCCACAACGAAAATACTCTACATGCTTCTTTATCTGTTGACCTCGTTTTTTCATTTGGTCTGTCATAGATTTCTCAGTAGCACTATTGAAATATCCATGCTCGGCTATTAGATAATTGCCGTAAATGTTCAGGTATCCAAAGACTCCTTCTGGTATAATAAATTCAACATTATTAAACTCACAACCTTTTGTCAGAAGTTCCCATGTTTTATAGATAGTGTAATCATAGCTGTATAGTCCTGCCTTAAACATATCCATCCCTTTGTGCTGACTACTTCCGTGATTACCTGCAATACATAATACATCAGTGTCGATTCCTAAAGAGAAAAGGGGGTACAATACATCTTCCCATACGTAAGTGATAGCATTAGCCATCTGCTCTGATAAACCACTGTCTGTAGATGTGGCAGATTGCACTCCATGCTTCATGTGGTCTTCTACGATGTCACCTAAAGATTCAAATACGATACGCTCAATAAAGTAATATTCAGACATACGATCTATATAAGATAATACCGAATTTCCATATTCTTTAATAGCTTTAATGGCTTTACTTGTATCGTAGTGTTCCCCTACCTTACCTATCTGCAAATCACTGAAAAGAATTTCAATCGTTGCGGGGGGTTTCCCTTTTGTGTTAGAAGGGCTGGATAGGTTTTTAACTGGATTAGGGTTAATTCGTCCTACCACATTTTCTACTGCCTTAATGTGAGACTTAAAGTTAACATCTTGGTCAAACATCTCTCTTTGTATTCTACGTAATTGAGTGTTAGTTCGTTGCGCAGTCCGTAGACGTTTAGCTAAATTTGATATAGCTACATCAGAGGACTCACACAAAGTTTCAATCTCCGCTTCACTAATATCAGAGGACTCTGATTCAGATAGTTCACTAATATATTTGTTATAATAATCATTAACCGTACTCTTACCACGACCAATCATTTCACCTATCTTACGAGAAGCTGTACCTTTCAATTTCTCTTCTACAATAACTTTCTTATCTTGCTCTGACAGTAATCTACTCACTTTACTTCCCCTTCTCGTACTCTAAATATATTGGCTATAGGAAATTTATCTACAATAATATCTTTCTCCTCATCGTAGTACATTACACAAAACATACCGTCTTTTGTGTAAGTGTTTCTTACATTTAAAATAGTGCAAGGACTAGATTGGTGTATTAAATGTACTTCCGCATATTTTATTCTCATTTTAGTAGATCCTCTTCCAGTTTAAAAACCTTTAATGCGTGTTCGATTTCTCTAATACATTCCTTACTAATCTCCTCTTGCCCGCGTAATATTGCCACTGCCGTACATACAGCTATCATGTCTTGGCATTCTTCATTCGTGAACGTTTCTTGTAATGCTAATTTTTGAAATGGCTCTACTGTTAATTCTAATTCCTCTAGGAACTCTTCATACTTCTGTAATAGTTTACTCATTAAATACTCCCTTCTAACAGTTCTGTCCAATGACCACCACCATTGTAGTGAAGCGTGTGGAAATGTATGCTTCCGTCTCTGTCATCTTCCTCTACTTCACAGAAGTAGCTACAATCTTCTTTACCCTTCACTTCCCAATACACTTCAAAATACTTTTCTTTTATTCTTACATATTTACCGTCAGTGTACCACTCTAAATCATCTAAGTCTGCACCCTTAAACTCTTCAATAATCTGTGTTACACAAACCTCTTTAAGTCTACCTTTATTTCTTTCAACTGTTGACATTATAATTACCTTATGATACTAAATATTCTCTAAACATATCCCGAACTAAAGCAGGGTCTTCTAACTCCTCTTCAGTTATATCCCCGTCTCCTACACAAGCATCTAGGTACTTAGTGAACTCCCAAGCGTCTCTAATTAACCCTTCCCTAATAACGCCTAACAAATCTTCATCCATTATCTTCTCCTTCTTTCATAAAAGCTTCTACAAGCTGTTTCCTGCGTAGTTTAGCGTTGCTGGCAGGAGTTACACCTAATTCTTTTAAAGTCTCCTCCACGAGCTTCTCCTTCTCAATTTCGATAGCTTTCTTTGTAGCTTTAGCTTCTTCCATAGTTAAACCATAGCGTTCTGCATAGGTTTTATTTTTATGACAAGGTTTACAGATCAGCCCCCAATTATCAGGATTGTCTGCCGCACAATGCCATAAAAACTCCTCTGAAGTATCGAAGTCTACACAAGAAGATTCTCCTACTAAATGGTCTACCTCAAGTTTACTCCCTGCCATCCACTCTTCGCATACATAACACTGAGCTACATTCTTTGTGCTAGAATGGAAGACTTTATCTATCTTCTCTTGCATAGTAACAGGACGTAACTTAGATTTCTTCCATTCCTTTCTAAGAGGATTGTCTGCCCATATCCTACGTATCTGTCCTCTTAGCCAATAGAAGTAACTACTCTTAGTCTTCCAGTTAACAGCTTTAGCATGTTTATGTTCCCAAGGATTAATACGATTAGTCAATGAGCTTCACCTTCTTAAGTATGTTCTTAATACAAATACTGTCTTTATAGGAACGTTTCATATACGCTAACTGGAATTGCATAGACAATACATCTAACCATGTTGCAGTGTGTTTATTATCTTTCCAATCTAGATACTCAAACTCTTCTTCACCATACCACTCTTTGTATTTCTTAACGATAAGTTCTAGACATTGTTTATGGTTTTTACACTTCTGTAGTGCAGTGTAGGCAGTTTTACTACCCCAACGAGGCTTCTTCCTCTTCTCGTCTATTTTACCATCTACTAAAATACGTGTGTAAGTGTCACGGCTACAATAGTTATCCGCATTATCTGCATGTATCAACTGATAATACAAGAACTTCCATCCCTCACCTTTTACATCAGGAACTTTAATATCTGTATCTAACCAAAGATTTCCAAATCCTTCTACAAAATGAGGTTTAGCTTCTTTTTCATAGTTGAACCACCAACCTTCTGCTTGACGACTATCTTTATCCTGAGTTACCCCTATTACTTTTTCTCCTGCCTTATATCCCTCTGTAACACGAATTACCACAACGTCATCTGTTTCCATATCATCTACTACACTAGCTCCTAGATGATTGATCGTGTATTCTTTAAGCTCTTTCAACAGGACAGGTCGGATAGTCCCATCACGATTACCTTTATACTTAACCGCAAGGGGTAGATCATCACGGAAATTACCAGAACCATCTATATACAATTCCATGTTATCAGGGTGGCATTTAGTTTTCTTCAGGATATTGTCTAAACGTCTTTTAAGAGTATTAATAGCAAAGCTAACCTTCTCAGGTTTTTGTACATCTTCTACTGTAAACATCTCTTTGTCAAAATCAATTCCTTCCATGAAATTCTTGAACATCGTTCGGTTCTTGAATAGCGCGGTAGCTTCATTATTTACATTAGTGTATTCTACTAATCGCTCCTCACAAGCTGCTGCTGTAATAAATACTTGTTCATCCATATCAATTACAGTGGTAACTTCTGGGTCTACCTCCCAAGGGATTATGTCTGATACATCTTCTAAGTCAGATGCTTTACCTTTTTTATTGAATTTACTCAACGTCTACCTCCTCTACACTATCACCTTTAGATAGTATGTACACTGAATTGTATTTCTCTCCCTCTAAAGATTGCAATACATACAAAGTTTCATTCTTTACTTCCCAATCTATAACCTTTCGAAGCGTTCTTAGATGCCTAAATTCCCCAGTAGCTTGATTATATTGCCTAACTTCTAAATCTTTCATATTACCTTCTTATACAAAAATAGAGGGAAGGAAAAGTTCCCTCCCTCTTATAATCAGTTATTCAGATTGTTCTTCTTCACGTTCTCCTAGTAATATTTCTGCATTAGCAATACTAATAGATAGTTTCTCTACTTGGTCTTCTACTTTATTTTTATCGTACACTACTTTAACCACGTTATTGAAGTCTGCTGCGGTGCATCCAAACATTTCGACCATTGCATCTTTCTCTTGTTTAATATCTTCTTTTAGTGTGTCAATTTCTCGTAGGTATCCTACGCATGTATTGACTGATTTTAAGAATAACTCTTTTTTCTGAGGGTCTTTAGGTATAAACATTTATTTCTCCTTTCTTAATATGATTTATAATCATCTCGTCATATTTATCTTTAAATTCTGACGCACACAGTTCGGCTAAATCTTTTCCATATTTTTTAATTGAAAAAGACTTAGATAATCTCTTACCTGAAGGTAAAGTAAATCTTGCTAGATAACTTCCATTTTTAAGTTTCACAGAGGAGTTTTTCACTAGTCTAGTGTTCCTGCTCTGCATACTTCTACTTGCCCATCTACAATTTTGAGGTGTGTAATTTTCATTTAAGTCTATGCGGTCTAGAGAGTAATCTTCTCTTGGTTTATCCCCCATATCTTCATAAAAATTTTCAAAACTATTTTCCCATCTATCACATACTTGTATTCCTCTTCCTCCGTAGTTTGGATAACTTGGGTGATTTTTATCACAACACCTTCTTTTCATACCATACCAAGAAGTATACTCGGTTGTATTTTTTCTCCCATGTTTTAGGAATAACTCCGTCATATTTCTAGACCTAGATTCGCTTGCGTAACATCCACAACTAGCTACCACACTGTTATTTAAATAATTCACGGTCTTTTTTACTTCATTACCGCATTCGCATAAGCACAGACATAGTTTAGAATTACTAGAATCTTTTTCTTCTAGGCGTTCTATGATTACGAGTCTTCCGAATTTAGAGCCTTTTCTGTATTTACTCATAAACCTCCTATAAAGCTCTCTGAGAAGATTTTTCTACTAAGGTATACTAACACCTTAATAACTGTAGAAAACCTCTCAGAGTTGCTTATGTTTAGCTATATGACGTTATTAATCTTCGTCTTCATCTAATGCGAAAGGGTTATCGTCATCTTCTCCTAATTCCTCATCAGGCTCTTGTTCTACCGACTTCTTCTTAGAAGAAGGAGCAGGTTTCTTGGCTTCACCTTTAGAAGATGATGAGCTAGAAGCGCTGCTTAATTTACCTAGCTTTTCTAACGCTTTCTTGAGGTCAGAGTCTTCCCACTCTTCTGCCATTTCTAGACGTTTAATAACTTTACTATTAATCTGACGAAGTTCTTCTTCTACGTAAGGCTCATCATCTTCGTCTAGATTCATCATAATACCAACACACTCAATATCACACTCTAGAGGAGGAAGTTTCTTATTACGTGCGCTTAGGTTAGTAGCTTTAACATTCGTATAGAATTTATCACCCTTCTCTTCGCTAGACACTTCAACATCCATAGTGAATACTGCGCCCATCAAATCACCGATATTAAAATCTTCTTTAACTTTACTACCTTTGACTAGATTAGCTGCTTTAGCAATCTTAGTGATCGTAGAACGTGCAGAGTATGCCCCGTCTTTACCAATAATAGCTGCTGTGTAACCTGCAACACCTTCCCAATCTCCTGCTAGATAGTGGCGATAAGGACGTTCTTCAGAGGTATTATCTTCTGAGAAAAACTTCCCGTAGTCTACCATAATATCAGGGAAGTCTACTGCCAAGATGATACTATCCATTGGTCGGTTAGGGATGTAGAATTTACCATCTTCAACGTAGCAACCAAAGTCTTTCTTTAACAACTTGTTCTGTTGGTCAGAGTCTTCCCATTCATATTCGGTGAACGGGTCTTGAGCAGGTTGTGTTCCTGAGTCAATCAACATAGAAACATAACAATCCATGTTCACTCCATTCTCATCAATTGCTGCTTCTACCCGTTCTTCAATATGACGGTTAAACTCATTCCAATCTACATTAGATGCGCTTTGAGGTTTCTTTGCTTTCTTCTTAAATGCCATAATTATATTTCTCCTATTCTACTTAACTTCGTTGCCTTTACTGTCTACTTTAATAAGACCATTTTGTAGTTTAGTCTTACTGTAGCGTCTCTTATAATTTACTCCACTATTCGTGGAATCTCCCCACTTGTGTGATAAAAACACTGAATCAAAACACTTTTGGCGATAACCTTTATCCACTATTTTTTCTCCTCTGGTTGAATATA